AGGAATTCGATAGGGTTCATGCCGCGTCACTCCAGGCACCGGGTTGCTTGCGCAGGGACGATCGTCGCGCATCTGTGATGCGCGATCTTCCATGCAGGATCAGTGATGCCAGGAGCAGGGCGAGGACGACGGAAACCATGATCAGTCCCTCACCTGAGAATCACGCGTCAGAGCATTCGAAACGACCGTCTTGCCCTTCTGACCCTTGCCTGTCGGGTTGGCGCCGGGCGTGCCCTGACCGTCATCGTTGATCGATGTGCCGTCACTGCCGCCACCACCCGCTGCTGTCTTGCTGGTGCGAGCTACGCGCTTTGCAGCAGGCGCGTTCGGCGTTCCATCGCCATCATCGTTGACCGAAGTTCCGTCATTGCCCCCAGGCTTGGGCATCGCGCGCCTGGGCGTTGCCTTGCCGGAGCCACCGTTGCCACCGCTGCTGCTGGGGCGTGGTGCCGGTGCCACAACTGGCTTGCCATCCGGACCAACAGCGCCGGGTTTCGGCGGAAGCGTCTCCTCACGGCTGATCTCTCCACCTTCGGTCTGCCCTGGCAGCGGTTGCTGCCCTGCTGGCGCCTGAGAGTCGTAGCCGAGGACAGCCACGACCTGAGGATCGACAAGAACATGCTCAGCCTCCCATTCACTCTGCGCACTCGGCGCACCACGCTGACGAGCCAGGACGTCGGCGAGGTTCGGGAAGCTCTCGGGGTCGTTCAGCATCGTCTCGAACTGATCCAGCGGCATCCAGTCGGGGATGACTTCGGCGCGCTTCAGGTAGTCGTAGACCACCGCCAGCGGGATCACGCCGGCCTCATACATCATCTGGATCGCGCGGAACTCACGCGCGCCGATGTTCTGCAGCAGGAAGTCCTTGTTGGTCTCGAAGTTGACCAGACTGGCCTTCGACGGCTCGACGTCTTGCCACTGCGTCCACCAGCGCAGCAGGCCGGTGAAGCCGGAATCGAGAACCATGGACAGGTTCAGCAGCATGGCCTGCTCGTTCGCTTCCTTGGTCTTGAGCATGTTGTTGCTCTGACCGGTGGAGACGCGCTCGCTGCTGACCATCCGCCCGCCGAGGGCTTCGATCTGCTCCTCCTTGGAGGACAGGGCGTTCTCCAGGAACTTCAGACCGCTGCCATTGAACTCGATGATGCCTGGTTTCTTGTCGCCTTCGACCTCCCAGACGACGCTGGGACCGATGGTGTAGGACCCCTTCTCGTCGCCCGGCGGAACCGGGGCGTAGTAGACCGGGAGAGCGGTGAAGAAACGCCCATGCTCCAGCATCGCGTAGCTGCGGTAGTGGCTGTATTGCAGGTCCACGATGTCCAGGATCGGGCTCTTCTGGATGTCGGTCGTATGGTCGAACGGGCCGAAGAAGACGAACGGGATGAAGCGGAACGGCTGCCCACGGTTCGTCGGCGTAAAGACGGCGTAGGGCGCACCCTCCGGACTGGCATCGCCTCGGTCGCTGGTATGGTAGTATTGACGGTAGATGCGCGGCCCTGCTGGGTCGTCCAGCTTCTCGGGCTCCAGGCGCAGAACGCGATAGCTGGCGATCCAGCGGCGCGCCGCACGGGTCACGGTGGTGTCCTGGCTGAAGACCTGCGCCTGGGTGCTGGTGGTCTTGGGCACCTTCTGTCCTGCCGGCGTCAGGCTGATGGGATTCAGCAGCGGGCGTGCCAGACGAAGTTCGCGCAGGATGACCTCGGTGACGAGCCAGCGCCCGTTGATCTCCTCCACCGTCCAGTCGACGATGTTCTCGGTCACGTAGCCCGCCAGATAGGGCGGCAGCGTCCCGTTCTCGTCCATGTCCAGCAGGACGCCGTAGCGCCCCATGGTGATGATCTCGCGAGCCACCTGCTTCACGAACAGCATCAGGCTCTGGTTCTCTTTCGAGATGTTGGAGGTGTCCAGCTTGTCGGGGATACCGGTCAGGACCGGGTTGCGGCGGAACAGCGTGCCCAGGAGCCCACGGATCGTCCGATCGACCATGTTGAAGAAGACGGCGCGGTCCTTGAACGCCTCATACTCATGCTGCTGCATGCCCTCCAGCTTGGGCAGGTAGCGCGTGTTCTTCCGCTTGACCTCGACCGCGCCGACAACCGCGTCACGGATCGACTGGTAGGTGTAGGTCCAGTATTGCAGTTCCGGGTGGACGAAGGTCGTGTGGACCGTCGTCGTGATCGGATAGTCCCAAAACGGCATGACCTACCTGCCTTCAGGAGAGGGTTGCGTGGAGTGTCCCGCGTAAGCCTGGATGACGTTCGGAGTCAAGGAAAATGGCGCAGTGGCTCAGTTGAGAAGCCACTCAATGTCCTTGAACGGCGGCAGCTTCGTCCGCACCTGCTCGTTTATCCAGTCCAGTTCCATGTTCCGGATGCGGTGGCTGGCGGACCAGCGGAACATCGAGATGACGCGCTAGAAACGGTGACCAGAAAGAGCCTGACCTGGACGGATGACTGTCCAAACAGGGAAGAACTCGGCGATCAACTTGTCGGCTTCAGCGTCCTCGCGAGCGATGATGGCGCACGTCATCCCAACCCGCTCCTCCCCACTTCCCGAGCGAACGCGAGCACACACGCCTGGGCTTCGGTATACAGGTAGGCTTCCCGCTCCGAAGAGAACTTGGCGAGGCGTGTGGAGAACTCCGCTCCGGGGTGCTCCATGGAGACCAGCCATATCTCGTCGCCGGTCACGGCTTTCTGGCGCTCGATGGCGAGGATCACGGAAGGTCGTCCCGGAACAGTTCCTTCAGAGCGAGGCAGAGACCGACGAAGCCGAGGGCGTAGAAAAGGAAGTTCATGCCCAGTCTCCTCGCCACCGGCACTTGGCGACGTAGAACGTCACCTCGTAGCTGTGGTAGCCACGCAGGTTTATGGCGAATTGCCAGCCGTAGCTGGGTGGCTTGCACCGCAGACTCTCGAAGGACAGGCTGATCAGCTTGACCTGCTTCGTGTTCCAACGGTTGTGGCAGAAGTCGATCAGGAGCCGCCCGAGCCTCATGCCGCGCGCTCCCCGGCGGTATCCTTCACACCTGCCCCCGTGACAGTCACCACCTTTATGCGGTGTAGGGGGTAGAAGAACATCACACCATCGGACGCCCACTCCAGGCCTGTTGCGGCGACGTCTTGCGCCATGCAGCAGGCCTCGTCCTTGTCCATGTCGTTGAACCGCAGGACGTGCTCATCGTCCAGGTAGACGGTGAGGGTGCTCAACTGACATACCCCACGCGGTGCCGCATCGGCTCGCCGTTGCGGTCGAGCGGGATGGAGGGCGCGGCGCGCGTCACTGGCTTGAACTGGTCATAGCCCAGTTCCATCTGCGCGGCCTCGAACGCCTTTTCGGCGTCATAGCCGGCTAGCCACGTGTTGCGGTGGCGGGCGGTCGCCCACTTCTTCGGCACGACGCGCTGGAGCCGATCGGCGGCGGCTTCGGCGCCGGCTGTGTAGGCTGCGTTCGCCAAGGGGTCCTGCGGCTTCTTCAGATTTTCGATCGACTTGTCCAGCATGGTGGAGTCGACCTCGATCTTCAGCAGAAGCTCGCGGATATCATTGGTCATTCCATGCTTATCCGGTTGACACCCAAGAAAGCCAGTGGTAGTGTTCGATTCATTGGGGCAGATGCTCCCTATCTGGTGGAGGTTCGGATGGCCAAAAGTGAAATTTGCAAATGCTGCTGCCCGTCTGGCGGGGCACTCTTCGATATTTGTATGCCAGCGGCATCGGACGAGCCGGTTGCCGCTGACAAATTCATCAAACGGTGCCGCAACTGCGGAACGGAAAAACCGTGGCGTCGTCGTTTCTCGGCTAAGCGTGAGGCACGCCGGGCGGCCAGGGAAGCCCTGATCAAGGAACTCACCGCATGAACTGGAACCCTTTTCGGCTACCGAATACCCTCGCAACAGCATGGATGGCGGCGACTTTGATGGCTTCCCTGATTTTTGGAGTGCCTTGTCTTGCCATCGTTGGCCTCTGTTGGTTTTTTTGGCGTTCATTGATATGAGAATGCTCATTCAACATCCGTGCAAAATCGGCACCATCGCCATGCTCGTCCGTGTTCACGGGGCTGACAAAATCGAATCCGGCAAGTGGGTGAGAATACAGGAATGTGTGCGTGGCCCATGGCTCAGAGTTTTGGTCGAACGGGTAGGGCAATCTGGCTATTTCACGGCCTCCAGATAGGGTAAAATTATGGCTCCCGATGTTCTTCAACGGGCTTCGCTTCCATTCCCTCGGTCGCTGCCTGAGTTTCAGAAGCTCTTTCCGAACGATGCCGCTTGCGCTGCGTATCTTGAGCGTATTCGCTGGGACGCTGGCTTCGCCTGCCCATACTGCGGCGTGGTGGGCGAACCCTACCGTTTTGCCAACAAACCGGGCGTTCTGCGGTGCCGTGCCTGCCTGAAAGATGTCGGCTTGACTGCCGGAACCGTGATGGAGCGGACGCATACGCCACTGTCGATTTGGTTTTGGGGTGCCTATCTCATTGCGTCGATGACGCCAGGGATGTCGGCAGTGCAGTTTCAACGCCAACTCGGGCTTACCAGATACGAAACGGCGTTCCAAATCCTGCATAAGCTGCGTTCTGGGATGGTTCGGCCAGAGGCCGGACGCATCGGCGGGGATCAGTGCAGCCACATCGAGGTTGACGAAACGTGGGTTGGCGGGGCGTCTCGTGGCGTTGGCCGAGGCAACCACGATCAAACTCTCGTCATCGCCGCTGTCGAAGTCAGAGAACGCAAACCCGATCCCAAGAGCAAAGCGAAGCAACGGCGTGGCGGACGGATGGCGGGGCGACTCCGGTTGGAGATCGTGCCGAACCGAACCGAGAAATCGTTGTGTGGGTTCATCGACGGATGCGTTGATCCGACAACATCGCTGGTTATCACGGATGCGTGGTCTGCTTATTCGTCTCTGACCAGTCGGGGCTATCAGCATCTTCCGGTTGTCGAGAGTGGAAACCCGCAAGTGGCGGAAGATTACCTGCCGATCATTCATCTGATTTTCAGCAACCTGAAAGGCTGGCTGCAAGGCGTTCATCACGGCGTCTCGCCGCAGCACCTTCAAGCCTACCTCAATGAGTTCACGTTCCGGTTCAATCGCCGCTTCTACCCGTTCAACGCCTTCCGGTCGCTGCTTGGGATTGGCGGGGCAACGAAGCCGCCGACTTATGATGGGCTGTATGACCATGAGTGGCAGCATCCCACGGTTAGTAGTCATGGGTGAAAACCGGATAGGCATGGTCATTCAACAATTCCTTTCTTGCCGGAGAGTGCCGCACCGAGGATTCGGTGAAGCGTTGGGTTGGCGGAGAAAAGCCCAGACAAGCCTTTCGCTAGGCGTGCGCAGACTTCCTCCTCGGTCATCGTCTCGGGCCACGCGTGGAAGTCCCACAGGGCGTGGATCACCTCGTGGATCAGGATTTCCGCCTGGAACTCGGTCGGGATGTCGGAGTCGATGCGAACGGTCTTGGTGTCGTTGTCGTAGTCGCCGTTCTTGTCCTCCGCTGCGGCCTCGCCAGGGCCGAACGGACGGACTTCGACGCGGTAATGCCCGACCCGGATGATCATCTGTCGACCATCGACCAGCGGATGACGAAGATGACCACGAAGACGCCCATCAGGAGGATGTCACGATAGGTCATGTCGTCTTGCGCAACTTCGCCAGGACCGTCGTCACTATGCGATCGATGTTCGACTCCTGTGTGCCGTTGAGCAGCGGAGCAGTGGGGACCTGCGCGCGGATCACGGCGTCAAGCTGCTGCGCCTCGACCTCGGTTTGCTGCCTGCCACGCGGGTCGTAGACCTTCCGGCGCGCGATGAAGAAGTCGAGGTTGCAGAACTGGTTCACCAGGGCGTTGACGCTCCAGTGGAACTCCTCCGGCATGCGGCCTGCGGCGTAGACGTTGGACAGCAGCAGCGGGCTGTCGGTCACCACGCAATCCAACTGGGCTGCGGCGAGCCGATGCAGCCTGAAATACTGCTTGCCGAAGATGTAGGGCTGGCACCCGATGGCTGTCGACCGACCTTCCCACACCAGTTCCTTGGCGAACTCCGGTGCCATCTCGACGTTGACGCCGTGCTGTTTCAGCAAGGAGAATACGCCAGCCATCGTGGTGGACTTGCCGGCGCCGGGACCTGCGAAGAGGTTGACGACGATCATGGCAACCACCTGCTCGTCAGCCAGCAGCCGAGCACCATGACGGCGACGCCGATGCTGGTGGTGGCAGCGAGCTTCGCCGCCTCATACCAGTCGAAGGGTGTCATGAAGCTAAACACGGCACGCCACCACGCCGAGGTTGAACAAAACCCAGCAGACCAGGACGGCGCTCATACCGGCTTCGCGCTCTCGACGATCTCGAAGATCGCCGGCACGTTCTCCTGGGCTAAGCGGATGGCTTCCTTGCGGTTCGGCGCCATCTGGCGCCACTCGACTACGTGTCCTTCGCCGTCCGAGAGTCGGACACGAAAGTCGATGCAGTCCTCCCAGACATAGTCGGGCTCGTGCCGGCGCGCACAGATCGACACATCGAGCGCCAGCAGACCGACGACGAAGAAGGAGATAGCGCAACAGACCAGGATCATGACGCGATGGCTCCTTTCAGTCGAGGAAGGTGTCGGGGTTGACCGGGGTGTCCTTCTGCTCGCGGCGCTTGGACTTATCCTCGCGCTCTTCGAACATCCGAACGACACGCTGACCGAGCCACCAGAGGTGACTGCGGTGGTGCGGTGGTTCGACCGGCGTCTCGACGCAGCCGCCAGGGGTTGACGGGCTGCTCACGTGGGGTCCCCCACGCATTGCCGAACGGCTTGGTGCGCTGCGTCGATCCAGTCGGGATTGATCGCTGCGACCATCTTCACCCACAGTTCCGGCGCCAACTGGTGCGTTATCATCCGCACGAAGCCGACCAGGATGTCGGGATTGTCCGTGACGTAGGTGCAGGCCTCGGAGACGGAAACGGCGATCTCGTTCATGCGCGGCACTCCTTGATGACCAGGGCGTTGCCGGACCAGACGGTCGTGGTGACGCTCTCGCCGGGTTTCAGCGGATCGGCGGTGCTGGAGCGCCCGGTTCCGACCGGGTGACCGCCCTCGCCGATGACGAAGGTCTCGACGGTGATGTCGTGACCGGAGCCGGGGACGGAGTCGTTGACGATGCGGACGGTTGTGGTCATGTAACGTCTCCCGGATTCGGTGTATACATCGTGACCGTTGGTAGAAACTCGGTGCCACGGGCGTCGGTGTTGTTCGTCTCCAGCTTGACCTCGATTTGCTTCAACTGGACTTCGATGTCCTTCATCTTCGCTTCTACACGCGCCAGCGCCATCAGAAGCCTCGACACTTGGAAGGAGGTCATCGTCATTTCCGATTACCCCTTCAGACGTGCGCCAGACCGTCGTGCGCGCGACGATCGCGACGCCAGGATCGGGCGGTGCTCCTCACATCGACCTCGACGTCGGAGGCCTCCGGCGAGATGACGACAGGCCGATAGGACGAGGCGTGCGCCATGGTGATGACCGACTGGACGCGGTGACGCTTGGCGGTGACGATCTCGGCGAACTGACCGGCGGAGACCTCCTGGGCGCCCAGGGCTGCTGCCGTAAGGAACAGGCTGGACGGGAGGATGTAGTGCTCCTCCGGGGTCCCCTGGTTCTTCAGCTTCCGCTTCCTGAAGTTCAGATGCCGGGCGAAGGTCTGAAGTTCGCGTTGTCCATCGTAGCCACTGAGCGTGCTGATCAGGTGGGAGGAGACGCCAGTGGATGCGGTGTTGAATACGATGGTCATCTCGTTCCTTGCGCTTGGGGTGGTTTCTCTCGATGCAGGGAGCGTAAGTCGGGCTGACGAGTCCGGTCAAGTAAAATTACGCCTGGAGGCGAAAATAGGTTGCGCTCCGTCAGGGAGCGTGACATATAGGCGTCAGCCAGCCGGGCACCGGTTGACGCTTTAAGGGTGAAGAGCCCTTGTCCAGAGAGACGGCAGCCTTGGGGGACCTGGGCGCCGAGGGAGGTGAGAGAACCTCCAGAGGGGACCAGTCCTTCGGACGGAAGACCCTGGAGCCGGTGGAAGCCCGGCGCCTTTGGTGGAGGTCGTCTAGTCTGGATAGGACGCCGAGCGGCGCCGGTAACGCGGGTTCGAATCCCGCTCTCTACCACTCAGTGGGATCGTCTAGGGCGAGGACGCCGGCTACCAACCGGAAAGGCAGGTCTCGAATCCTGCTCCCACTCCCTCTTGGGTCCCCGTCCACAGGGCCTTACAGTCGCGCTAGAGCGTCTGGTGGAGGACTTCAGACAAGCTGTCGCCGTGAGCACATGGCGCAGGTCACCGCACGAACAGAAAGCGTGACCTGGGATGGGACCCTACCGTTTTGTCTGGGCTGACAACTGTAGACTGACGAAGGCGTCCTGGACGGCGGCGCTGTAGCAGGGGAAGGGTCCCTGACGATCTGTCTCCACGACCTTCCCCCGGTGGGTCCTATCCCAATACCACCCACAGAACGTCAATGGGTCCCCTGGCGATCTTCCATTGTCCCACATGGCGGCGACGGTGCGGTCGATCTGCTTGACGTGAACGCCTGCTCTCTTGACGGCGCGTTCGATCGCGGAGGTTAGCCTCATGGTGCTTTGGGTCCCCAGAGTTGTTCCTGGGGCAGTATATGCACGCACGCGATGGCAGGAAAAGAGCCGGAATTTTCCAATTTGATTCATACGTCTGGCACCCAGAACGCCCGAGACCGCCCCACCCTCCACCCCCGTCAGGGGTCCCTCTTTCGTTCCGGCGGCGGCACTATCGGTGCTGCGGCGCGACAGTGTGTCGCGCCGCGCGCCGTATCAGCGGGAAGCAAAGCCTATCGCTTCGGCTAGAGCTTCGTCGCGCCGCGTTGCGTGGATCGCTGCGTTCCGCGCATCGCCCACCGACTCGAAGTGTTCCGTTTCCGCGTGTTCCCACCGTGCGATGAAGAGGGCGCCGCGAATGATGGAGGAGAGCATGATCCGTATCCTTTCGTTCCGTGTTTCGATGACGACAATATGCGCCATCTTGGCGCACACGTCAAGCATTAAATGCGCCTAGCGCGTATTTTCTTTCCGCGCCGTATCCGCTTTCGTGTAGGTCGGCGCCGACCGTTCCGTGCTGCTGCGACTCCACCCACCAGACCCACGTGCGCAGGTGGGCGCGGCGCCGTAGTAGGCGAGCACTGGCAGGAACGCCACTGCCAAGGCGATGCACGCCACCCGGCGCCCGGCGCCGCTGGTAGGCTTCACAGCAGCAGCATCATCATCCTTTCGAGTCCAGTCGACGCGCGATGCGAGCTTGACGCGCCGCGCGTTGCGACGCGTGAACTTTGACGCTTTCGTAATCAGGTATTTCGTCATGGAATCAGGCTCCTCGTTAGATGGCGAATGGACGGTAAGAACGGCTTACGCTGTAGGACACGGTCAAGCGGCCCACCTTGATGAAACGCAACCCGCCGACGCGACGGGTGCCGATATTCAGGAAGCGGAACATGGTGAAGCTCCTAGTGAAACATGATGAATCCGAGTCCGTAACCAATGCCCGACAGTGCCAGTGCCAGCACGTTGAAAGCATGGATCGCGCGCATTAGACCGACTCCTCCTCAGTGTGGCGAAGCCGTTCGATTAGTGCGCCAGCAATTCCGCCACCAATGGCGAACACCAGGAATGCAGCGGAAAGGTAGAAGCCGGTCATTGCCTTGACTCCGTGTGGCGTTGTTGACCTGCACAATGTCGCACGGTCGGCGCCGAGGAGCAAGAGCTAAATACGCTTCACGCGTATTTCTTTGCTTCACGTGAAGCATTGTTCGATTACGAACGATTACGCCGCGCAAGCCTAGCTTGCGCGGCGCAATGCTAGACGTGACAGATAACGGTAAAGAACCAATACGCTAGGGCAAGTTGGAAAGCACGGAATAGCAGATTTATTACGATGCGAGTCCTCCTCTGTTTAGAACCTGTAACGCGTGAATAGGTCACGAGCTTTCTTGTGCTCGCGCAGCATGGCACGATACAGTTGTTTCCGCTCAGCGGCGCGGCGCGGATCGCGCCAAGCCGACTCCATGAGTCGGCGCCGGACGGCGCGGATAACCTGCATGTTCGATTCGCCGACATGCACGTTGAGTCGGCAATACATTGCGTAGCTCATGCCAGAATCCTTGTGGTGATTGCCAGACGATGCATGTGCGACACATGGGCGCCGTCGCGGAACCATTTGGCGGAGTTTTCCGCCATATGATCGCACCATGAGTCCCACCAATAGGCGGAGTCACCATTGGCGCGCCACGTGGCGTTGTAAGCCGTGATTAGCTTGCGAATACTCGACTCTTTCAGAATTTTCGGAGTCTTGAAATAGGCGGTGTCAAAGCTGAGTCTACCAAGATTGTGCGAGTCCATGCACGCGCCGTCGCCTATCGTCATTTGCGCTAGGAAGCTCGCCTTGACGATACCGAGTCCTGGTATGTCTAGGTATCGCAGGATGAGATTATCAAGCTCCTCGGGCTTGCCATAGGCGCGGCGCGCGGCGCCGTGTAGGTCGGCGCGATGGTCGACGACATACTGCAAGCCCGTGCGTTTCCACCCGAACAAGCACCGCGCGTTTGTGCCATTTTTGGCGATATCGGCCATTTGCACGTGCATAAGAAAGAACGGCTGCCGAATGCTGCAAAGAACCAATGCAGCGATGCTAGGAAGCGCGTCAGGCGAGTCTTGTGCTGCGGCGACTATCGGCAAGCAATCGCGGCTGAAATAGGTCTGGCGCGGCGCCGAGGAGCTTGCAAAGAACGAGTCAAACTCGGCGCCGTGATCGATCGTTTGGACGTGTGACATTGGCGAATCCTCTTGACTGGCCAGACGCTACCAGCGGCGGCGTCGCGCCGTCAATCGAATAAATGTGCCCTAGGCGCATTTATTTTGCTTGCATGACGCGTCAGAACGGCTTACGTCTGGTGTCACCGCAATGGTGCGGAACGGAGTTTAGACGATGCGCGTTGCAACTTTTACCTTGCCAGTCAATGCCAATGACGGCGCCGACCTGCGTGATGTCCATTTCGCGCTGCGTTCCGCCGCGATTGCTACGTTTGGCGGGTTTACTGCCATCGCAACCGAGGGTGGATGGCAGGATGATGCAACCGGCAAGCAATACGTGGAACCGGGAATCCTGTATCAATTCGCCATGCCGGACGATGCGGCATCGCGTGAGAAGCTCGAGTCCTTCGCGCGGTTCTACGGGCATATGGCAGATCAGGTTTGTGTCATGGTGGCGCATGCTGACGGCGCCGTAGCTTTCGTGGAATGCTTCACGGCAGAACACGCTACGGCTTGAATGCCTGCCCTACGGCGCCCTAGGGCGCCGTATCGGGCTTGCACAATGGCAGGGTTGGCCTGCCATGCTGCAAGCTCACAGAGGAGGCTAGACGATGCCTGCGAAGCGTAAGACAGGCGCCGATTGGCGCGACTTGGCGATTGTCGCAACCGAGGGATCACAGTTCGGCGCGATCCTTCATTGCGTCCTAGGACGCGACAAGCCGGCGCCGTGTTTCCATGGCAAGGCTATCGTTACGTCTGACGGATTCGTGCAATGCAATTTCACGGATAGCAACGGAATCGCGCGGCATATGGTTTTCGTCGGTTCCGCTGAAGCCTTGGCGCGTAACGGCGCCGGTTTGGCGCGGCATCTCCTCCTCGGTTCCGAAGCAACCGAGGAGCTTCGTCAGGCCTTGCAATCGTGGATCGGAACCGACTATCGATCCGGCAATACAGGCGTCCGGTTCTAGGCGCCAGGACGGCGCCGAATTATTTTTGCCCTAGGCGCATTTTTCCGCTTGACGGAACGGCGCCTAGGGCGCATATTCTCAATCACCAGAGCAGAGGAGACACGCCGCACCAGACACCGCCTAGCACCCACCGCCACACGCCACCGGGCAGGGCGGACAGCAGACGGCGAACGCGACGCGTGGGCCCGGCGGACGGGGCGGGTGAAGCACCGCGAGAGCGGGATCAGGCACCGCACGGGCGGAGCGGACCCTGCCCGGCCTCTGGACGACCCTGACCCCTACGCATACATACGTAGTTGACACACAAAAATGGCGACCTGTATCCGAAGGGTGGCTGCACAAAAATGGCTTCCCGTATCCGAAAGAGTCCGCACAAAAATGGCTTCCCGTATCCGAAAGAGTCCGCACAAAAATGGCGACCTGTATCCCAAAGGCCGCTGCCGCGTATTGCAAAACACGCCTGGAGCGTATTATGGTGCGAGATTGTTTGAAGGAGACTTGACATGGTGAGACGACCAACCGATCAGCGGAAGAACCCCCCGAAGAAGGCGTCGGCCTTGACGGAACGGGTCGGCGTAATCACTGGCGCCGAATTCGAGGAACTGGCGTCGAATTCGTTGGGAGGTCGGGGCTGGCAACGAGCTTTCGTTCGTGGCACCGGCTTCGCTCCCAGCACGGTCACACGCTACATCCAGGGCATCTATCCAGTGCCACAGCACGTCGCCCTGCTGCTGGAGCTTCTGGCAACGCTCAGACGGCACGAAATCCCGCTTCCGGAGGCCTTCAGCGCCGAGGCGCTGCCGAGTGAAGGCGAGAACGACTGAGCAGCCTGGGCGCCGTCTAAGGGCGCCTGGAAGGCCTGCAGTGGGGTGATCTCCAGCAGGCACATCCGGATCGATTTCCAGGCAATTTTGGGTCAAAATCAGGCAAAATAGCCTGAAAATGGCCTATCTTTGGCCGAAAATCACCGATTCTGACCCCCAAAACAGGCTACTCGAAGGTCCCCCCGACCTGGGAAGCATGCTTCCCGTGGGTCCTCCCGCTTGCCCGGTCACCCTCCGAATTTTTCCCTTGACAGTCCGGGAATTCTTTTCCGGGTAAAGATACAAAAGTGTCGGAATCGTTCTCTATTTTTCAGGCAAGCAAAATCAATGCTTTAGGCCCTCCCTGAGGGCTTAAAGATGCAAAAGGCACGTTTTGTATCTACTAGATTCCGGTTGACAACCGCTTCAGGCAGTGTTCTTGATCGGTGATGTCAGCCGATGCGACCGCTCCGCTCAGCAAGCCGCGACGCTGCGCCCTGGTAGCGCATGGGCTCACGTGTCGTGGCGCTGCCGGCGCCGAGGAGCTTCCTGGTGCCACCACGGCGCCGTGCCCGCACCCTGGCGAGGTATTGGCTCGTCATGTCGACCTGATCGTCGTGCGGCGTGCCACCGGGGAAGCCGAGAAGCTCCGCCTCGTAGTCAGGCAACCAGATGGCATGCTCCGGAAACAACACCTCGCCAGCCTCCAGCATGGGCGTGACGCCGTCGAAACGGAATTCCTTGGACTGCTGACCGACCTCGATCGGGATCAGTGGGCAAGGCGGCGTGACGCCGCCGGTCGTCCGCATCTGGATGTATTGCGTGCCGCTGCCCTTGTCCTCGACCAGCAACTGGTGAGCCCGCCACACGCGGCAGGTGTCATCGATCGCCTGCGACATCTCGGCGAATTCCATCCGGCGACGGATGACCTCGGCGAGGTAGTGGCGCCCATCGACGCCCTCGATCCACACACCTATGACGGTATAGTCGTTGCGTTCGCCCTTTTTACTTGCGCAGTCGACAGAGACCGTTATTTTCTTGACTTCTTGTCTTATTACCTGTCCATTTTCATTGATGTGATCTTTTGGCAACACATCGTATCTTTTGAACCACGAGCCCTTGACAACGCCTCCATTTTCGTCAACAGGCTTGCCGCGATATAGCGAATTCCAGTCTCTGGAGGGCAAGGTAGCCATCAGGTTGTGCAAAATGGCAACGGTGTAGTAATTTGGCCACAGTGCTTCGCCAATCGCCCGACCAAGTGGATCGTCTTCATCCTCGCAAATTGCAGGTAAATTTACGATGTGATATGGGATTCCGACCCCTTTTTTGGTCATATCCTCAATAACGCCACACAAATCGAGGGGATGCCAGCGGGTCGCAACAATAAACATCGGTGCATTTGGCAGTAATCGTGTCGTGAAGTCTGCCATGAACCAGTCGTGAACCTCCTTGCGTTTCGCGGCGCTTTCAGCGTCAGCCCGCGTTGCATAGGGGTCGTCAACCGCAGCGATGTGAGCACGGAATCCGGCAATGCCCTGGCCCACACCACGCGTCAGGTAGGTGCCGTTCTTGCCTGCCAGCGCCCACGATCCAGACGCCTTGCTTTCCTTGCTGATCGTGATCTCGGGGAACACCTGATGGTAAGGTTCGCTGATGATCATGTTCTTGACCTTCAGCCCGAATTCCTTCTCCACGAAGTCGTTCGTGTGTCCGCCCTGGATGTATCGGTGGTTGGGATGGTTGCCCATATACCAAGCAGGGAACAACTTCGAGCAGTAGGTGCTCTTGGCGTGCCCTGGCGGCATCGAGATCATCGACCTGGGTATCTTCCTCGCCGCTATCGCCTCCAGGTGACTGCACATCCACTCGTGATGATGTGCCGGCGGCTCCTCCGGGTTCATGAATTCAGCGAAGCACGACAAGCTATGCGGTGCAGCATCCAGCAACCTTGCCCGGTAGTTCGCCTTTGCGTCTTCGAGCATGTGCTCGATCGCTGCGTATTGGTTCTCAGTCTCACTGGTCTGACATAGCTGGCGCAGGAGCTTCGACAGCGACGGGTGCAACGCCGCCTTGTTCACCAAGGCGCCCTCGATCGACGTCAGCAGGTCGTTCAGTCTGGCAATGGCGCGGCGGCTTTCCTGCCGCTCTTGAAGGGTGATGTGCATGTCAGCCTATGGTGATCGGTGGCTTCTTGGGCTTCGCCGGCACCGCTTCCATCGTCTGCAGATCGACCTGACCGGTGAAGCCGATGTTGTCGAGGAGCTTGTTCACCTTGTCGAGCGGGATAGCAGTCTGGGCGCGCTTCTGCTGCTCCTGCTTTGCCTCGTCCTCCAGTGCCTTCTTGTCCTTGTTGCCTTCCTGGAATAGCCCGACTTCCTTGCCCAAAAGTTCGAGCGCCTTGTTCGAGGCAGCGTATTGACCAGCATCACGTGCGAGCTTGGCGTTCTCCATCAACTCCGCGATCACCCAGCCTGGATCGATCACAGCTTCCCCGCGTGCCCTTTCGACCGCTGCTTCATAGTCAAGGTCGCCATTCGGCCCGCCGTTGAAGCGTTGCTCTTTCTCCTCCAGCAGTTCGGCGACGCGCTCCTTGATATCGGGGCGCCGTGCCATGACAGAACTGTTGGTGGTGCTCTTCTCGTAACCAGCATCCGCGTAGGCCTGCGACTGAGACTTGCCGGCGGCGAGCCCACGACAGAAGAGTTCGTGCTTGACGTTGGTCAACTGTCCCATGGTCAGTCGTCCTCACCGTCAGCATCGTCATCTTCTTCCTGCGATTGCAACCGACTGATGGTCACAGGACCGAATGATGGATGAACGCCATAGTAGTATTGATCCGGATCGTAGTCGGCAAGATCAGCACAGTGGAATCCGATGCCGGGCTTGCGGTCGTAGAACTTGAACATCGGTCGACCGTCCTCGTCGAGCAGCCCGCTGAACTGTGGGTCCTGATGCTTCTCCTCGTAGACAGCGCGTGCGATCACCACATCGTCACCGAAGATCGGATCGACCAGGGACTTCGGTGGCGTGTTGAAAGCTGCACGGAGGAGGCGCATGGAACCACTTGCGACGGTGCGGAACTTCTTCATGATTTCACCCTCGGCAGCAGTTTCTTCTTCAGCACGTGGCCCTGGTGCATGACGCCATAGAGGGCGATCATCGCTGCCTCGGCCTTGTCGGGTCTGGTGAATAGGTGGGCGCAGGCGGGAAACAATTCCTTGGCGCGATTCCGCGCCTCGTCCTTCACCTTAGGCACCCGCAGGTTCTTCTTCCAGACATCAGGCGGGATGCGTGTCAGCGGGACGTCCAAAGCCGCCAGGACTCCCTTGATCGTTCCGTTGTTGTCGCCAAACGTGAACGCACCAACGGTGCCATCGGTCGGCATCGAGTGGACTTTCTCCAGATAGGCTGAGATGGGGTCGTTGGCGCGGATCAGCGCCGCCAGAACGACACCATCGGCTTCGGTGATGGTGCGGCTGGTGCCGAGTGTCTTCATGACCGGCATGTCGAATACGTCGAGGAATCCGTCTTCAGGCCAGATGAACGCCACCGCGCCTTTGCTGCCTGGATCGATCCCTGAAATGCAAAACGTCATGCGCCCCCGGCTCACTCTCCTGCAGGCGCGAGGCCGTCCCCGACAACCAGTCACCTGAGGCCACTGCACCACGTCAGAATGACTGACGCCTGTCAAGCAAACCGACGCACCGTCTCATGAATCCCGCTGACGCGGGCCTCTCACCAACGACCGACTCAGCGCCACCCCTACGCTCGATCGCGCCACCCCTACCCCTCGCACCGGCCCCCCGATCGCGCGCCGCCCCCAAGCCCCACAAATCAGCCGGCGTGTGCAGTGGCGCCGACTTGGAAACAATGAGGCATTGGACCAAGAAACCCATAACCTATTGAATAAATTATATATTCTTTAGTAACATAAAGAAAGAGTAATAATATGGTCCCGTGGTCACACCTAACTCATTGATTTCGCTCACTGGTCCGAGTGGTCCAACCGGAAAACGTAATGGTCCAGACCCCCTTGGGCCAGGTTGGACCACTGTAACCCATTGATTTCTCGCCGCTTTGGTGCCACGATATAGCAACGGTCCAAGCGGTCCAACCCCAAAACGCCTGCCAGAAAAACCCCGCGTGCGCAAAATAACCATGGTTCGTTGCAACTTCATGAGTAAGATACCCACGTTTGTGTAACGAACACCCTGTATATTCCCCCCGCTCCTCCGGATTGAAAAGGGTCTGGACCACTGGACCACTTGGACCATCGAGCGTTTTCAATGACTTACGAATTGGAGGGTCTGGACCATTACGTTTCCGGTTGGACCACCTCGGACCACCTTGGACCACTCGCACAGCACCTCGCGGCAGTCTCACCGTTTGCATTCGCTTCGGTAGTGCAACGGGCTCTCCTGCCATCTTTCACGCGTGAGGCGCATCTTTCTTGTTGACCGACGTCACGCTTCGTGACATACTCCCCTCCATCGAAGGACACCAGCGAAGGAGCCAGAGCACAGTGCGGATCAAGACCAACGGGCGCGAAGGCATCGTCGAGTTCCTGAACGGTCAGCCCTGGTATGTGACCGTCTCCTCGCCCAACACCGGCTTCAGCCGCACCATCTGGCACAAGGACACCAAGCGCCCGATCAGCCTGCTGGCGTCGCGGTTCATCAACGCCGCCGTGAACCGGCGCAAGGGAATTGTGCCTGAGGCGTAATTCTTCTTGACGTCGGCAACCCTCCGTGACATACTCCTCTTCATCGAGCGCCCCTAAGGAAAGGACACATCGCGATGCGCGGCTGCTACGTGATCAAGAACCCCGCCGGCACCTTCCACTTCGCCGGTCGCGTCCCCACCGCCCTGGCGTTCGACTGCACCGACGCCGAGGTGCTGGAGGCGGCGCTGCACAGCGGCCCTGGTCTCGCCCGCAAGATCGCAGCGCGCAAGGGCGTCAAGTTCGAGACCCTTACCTGGGTGACGCGCGAGGAAGCCCTCGAAGCAGCGAAGTCGGCTTTCGTCGAGGTGGTGGAGTGATTATATTCCCACAAACCCCGAGGGAATTCTTGGCGCTGGCGATCATCATCGCCATCCTTCTCGGCGTCATCGCCGTTGCTCGTCATTTCGGAGTGCAATGATGCGCCGACTCGCTAACCTTCGCGCAGCCCTCGCCGACCCGGTCGCACGGCGCGCGATCCTCGTGCCGGTCTGCCTCGCCCTCCAACACCGTGAAGGCATCGAGACGACGCGGGAGCAGATGGAGCAGGCCTACGACAAGGTGCAGGAGGAGAAGTCGACATGCTCAAACGCGTGATCGAAGGATGGAACGCAGCGCCCGGCGCACCGCGTGGCTGGGACCCCAAACGCGACGGCGACTGCGGCGCCCTGCCGATCCGCGTTCATCCAACCCGTGCGTTCGTCGACCCCTCGGTGCGCCTGGAGTATTGCGAAAGCGCCTGGGAGCCGACGCCCGACGAGCTTCGGCTTCTGAATGCCGGGCACAGCCTTATCCTGCGCGTCGCCGGCTGGCAGGTTCCGGTGGCTTTGTATGTCGACCCTGTCAAGCCCAACACCGAGGGGAGGTAAGCATGATCACCTACGCACCGCAGGCTTTCGCCGGGAAGGCACACCAGGGAACCCACTACGTTCGCTACCGCGACGGCACGCGATCCATGCTCATGTCCAAGCGTGTCGCCCGATCCTACGCCAAGCTCTTCGGCGGCAGCGTCCACAACGCACGTCAGCCAAACGCCCTCGTGCGTGCCTTCCGGTGGGGGTTCCGCTGATGCCGATCTACGCCGACTGGATCATCGACTCCGTCCTGCTCGTCTCGCTCGTGTGGTGGCTGGTGCGCAGCGTATGAATCAATCAACCATCTCCCTTCCCCTCATCGTCTCCCACGCCCAGGCAGTCCGTCTGTTCGACAGCGTGAGGACTGGGCACAAGTCCGTTCGCTTTGCCGCCGCCATCCTGGACTGGACGCCGGAGCAGGTGCAGGTGTGCGCGTTCGGCGAGGTGGTGCAGTGCCACTCACCATCGACAAACTCCCTGGCCTGACGAAGGCAGCACTGGAAATCGCCTACGACAACGGCGGCATCAATCGAGGGCGCACGGAGGCAGACGCCGGGAAGGAACTGATCGACTTCCTTGCGAAGAGATACAACGCAATCTCACACACAGGTGTGCGGATTTCCGTTGCGCTGCAGTGGGCAGAGATCGATCGGTGGCTCAACGCGCAGACGCCGGAAGACCTGCTCTGCATCTGTGCGGGCGACGACGAGGAGCAGGAACGCCTCCTAAAGGACGCACCCGCCGGCACGGATGAACTGCTGAACGACATCTTCGAAGAGGTGTGCTGAGATAAATACGCCTGACGCGTAGTTTGCTCTTGACGCACCGACCTTATGATGGCATACTCCCCTCCATCAGCAAGGGAGCCCACGATGACCATCAACTCCGCCACCGACCACGGCTACAACATCAACTGGTCGATCAAAGTGCAGCCCGGTCTGCATGTGCGTGACGCCGACAGGAACTACATGAAGGTCGTTCGCCGGCACGCCGATGGCGTCTGGTGGGACTGCGAGTGGCTGGAAGGCCCGCACACCGGCAAGACCATCGCGCGGCACCACGACGACATACTGGAGGACGCATACGCGCCATGACCCACTACCTGGACTCCCACGCCCGGCGCCAGGACCGCCGCATTGTCGACGCCATCCACACGATGAACAAGCTGGAGAAGCAGCGCGACAGCGTCGTCGAGGTCCTCTGCAAGTTTGTCGACCAATACGCCTATGAGCGCCACACGTGGCCTGACGACATGGTGGCGCTGCTGGACGAGGCGCACGGCGTGCTGAGCGAGGTTATGGGACAGGAAAGGAAGGACACCTAGACATGCCAGTCGTCTACGAATGGTGGGCCGGCGAGATCGACGCGCACGGCGACTGCTTGGAACTGCACTTCTTCAACAATCGCGCGGACGCAGAGCAGCACACCGCCATCAGTGACGACGCCGTCAAGGTCGACGTGGAACTGGTCCGCAGCGTGATCGAGGACGGCGACCTGATGGATCGGCAGTATGCCCGCATCGTCAACGGTGTGCTGCCCACTGAGTTCAATGGGGGTGCTACCGTGCCCAAGCGGTTCAACCCTGGCTGCAAACGAAAGGAGGAGGCCTGCCCATGACAACCTCGACAACCCACCTCCACCTCTACAAGGTCGACTACGATGTCCTGGCACCCGTCGACCGTCATCCGATCGGCCCGCGCCACTGCGTCGTGCAGGCCACCGATCCGCAGAACGCCAAGGTGATGGTCGCCATCGCCTACGATCGGCGACCGACCGAGGAGGCTTTCCGGTTCCGACGCATCGTGTTGGCGGGCAGCGTATGACCGCCTTCAACGTAGCCCGCGAGACCATGCTGCGGGAGGTCGAACGCACCATGCGCGAGGAGGAGACGTTGCTGGCCCACATGATCCGACAGGACGATCCGGCGGTGACGTGGGGAGAGGCTATGGAAAGGGCGTGCCGCGCGCTGGGGAGGCCAGTGAACCAATGAATACCTGCGCCACCTGCCGCTACAACGACGGTGTCTGGTTTCACGACGATTACGACGACGTCGACATCCTGCTGTGCTCCATCCCCGAGGCGAAACTCCCGCTTTGCATGCGAGGCGTGGCGATGCGGGAGAAGCAGCCTGTGCGTGCCGATGCGACCGGTTGTCCTATGTGGGAGATTGCCACGTAGTAATTACGCCTGGGGCGTATTTGTCTCTTGACTTCCCACTTCCAAAATGGCATGATGCCTTCATCGAGCGACACACATCGAAGGAGACGAAGTCACATGGCGATCACCAAGTCCCAAGTCTCACGCACCGCCGTCGACTGGTCGCGCTACGCCCAGGAGAATGTGTCGGTCGAGGTGAGCGGTGACACCCTCTATGGCTTCTGCCCCAGCGAGCTTGGCGCGCTCCGCCTCTACCACCAATATCGCGGCGCCAAGAACGTCCGCGCCTTCCTGTCGGCGGCTCATGGATGGGTCTTCGCGCTGGTGGTGAACTTCTCGGCGGAGGCACGCTGATGAACAACCTCACCACCGTCGCAGCCACCATCCTCGATCAACTGGGCGACAACCGCTTCCTCGCCATGACCGGCGCCAGGAACCTCGTCGGCGGCGCTGACGACCTGCGGTTCCACCTGCCTCGCGTCAAGACCAAGTGGGGTGTCGCCGACCGCTTCTGGATCAAACTGGAAGCGGACGACACCTACACGCTGGAGGCTGGGCGCTACGATCACAAGGCCATGGAGGTGAAGCGCGTGTGCCGTGCGGAGACCATCTACGTGGAGAACCTGCAGGCGACGTTCACGACCATGACCGGGTTGAGGACGCGGCTGTGACCGAAGCTGAACGCAAGAAGGGCAAGCGCCTTCTCACGCGGCTGATCACCGCCACCGATCGATACATGCGTGTCCGCGAGCGCCTGAGCGCCAAGGCAGAGCGCAACGGCATGATCGGGCAATCGGACGTGAAGAAGGAGGATCAGGCGCAGGACGCCTACCTGAAGGCCCAGGCGGCGCTGGTGGAGTGGTTCGATAGGTGCTGAGATTCGCATCGTCCAGGAACCAACCAGCGACTCGTCACGCTACGCGTGGCGATGGTCGGTGCTGAGCAACGGTGTGGAACTGGCAACCGGAACCAACCTGCACCTGGAGCATGCCTGCGACGCGGCGCGGCTGAGTCTTGCACTTGCATGCGCCGTAAAATAATACGCCTGGGGCGCATTTCTCCGTTGACTCTCAATGCTGCTTGAGGCATACTCTGTCCATCGAAGCAGTGATGAACACAGTCAAGGAGATCGCCCCAGTGTCCCTCGCTACCCTGACCCGCGCCAAAGCCGAACACCTCTGCAACTGCTACGGCGTCCGGCTCGTAGACTTCGAGGACGAGTTCCAGTTCGCACTGTCCTACGCGGCGAAGGGGCACAACCCGGTGGAACTGTTCGACGGCTATGTCGCCGAGACGGTGCGGGTGAACCGGGCCGATGAGCAGCAGGCGATCCTGGAGGAGGTGTGGTGATGCAATTCATCGTAACCCAGGCTATTATTCCTGGCAAGTTCACTTGGCAGGTCTGGTTCGGCTCTGACCTGGAGGGTGAATCCGACGAGCCTCTGGCATCCATGGAAGACGCGGCGGCACAAGCCATCAGGTGCATCAAAACACATTGGAGGTTCGCATGAACGTGCCGCAAGCTGCCAACACCAACGTCCCAGCCGCCACGCAGGGCCAGGGCTACTACCCCGAGCTTGGCGAGCGCCACGACGGCACGGCCCTGTTCGAGCGCCACGTGGGCTACGGCGGCTATTGCCTGAAGTGGTCCGCCGATCGCCACCAGGAGGCGCTAGACACGTTCAAGGCTCTTCGCATCCGCCCGCGCTACATGGAGCCGTTCCGCTCCGACAAGACCGGCATCACGAAATGGTCGGCGGGTGTAACCTGGGAAGCCGGTCGGAAGCTCGACAAGCTGTCCGTGACTGAACTGCTGCTGGACTGAAAGGGAAACTCAAATGCGCCGCACCGCGATCCCATACCGCGACGCCGTCAAGTGGATTCTCGACAACGACGACGTCACCTTCCTGGACGACGAATACGGGAGCCCTTCCGTTAGCGCATGCCTCGTCGCTGATATCTACCAGCGCCCTGTCGAGGAGGTGGTTGCGGAAATGCGGCAGCGGCGAGGGAGCACGCGATGACCCAGGCCCTGACACCCCTCGAAGCCAAGGCCATCCGCCGGGCGGTAGGCGATGCCGCTGCCGGCGAGATGTATGGATTCTCGCACGACCTGTGTGGCGCCCTGAAGTCCGGGGAGGCAAAGCTCGTGGCTGCACCGGCACAGGCCGTCTGGGTGCCGTTCTCGCGCCAGGAATTGGACATCCTTCTGGATGCCGTCTCGAACGGCGCCGAGGGCGTCTTGCAGCCCTCCAGTGGCGTCAGCGCCGACCGTAAGAGGGCATTCCGTTCTGCCGCCAACCGGCTGATCGATGCTGGCGGCTTCACCATGCCACGGTTCTAGGAGGCGACATGACCAACGAGCTAACCGCCAAACAGCAGGAACGAATCGACCACGCCTGGGATCAGGTCCAAATACGTGCCGCCCAGGCCCTCTCGGACGCGTCCTGTCACACGCTGGAGGACGCCCTGGTGATCATCAAGGAACTGGAGAAGAATGGCTGGACGATCCTCCAGAGCCCACTGCTGACCATCCTGCGAACAAACACGCCGCGCACGGAGATACGCGCCGATCGAGAGCCGGCGCCGACTGTCACCGTGAGGGTCAAATGACCACCCGCACCGCCTACGTCATCATGTGCAACGACTACCCCGAGGCCGTCTGCATGGGCACCGAGGAGGAAGCGGATACCCTCGCAAAGCGCCTGAAGGACGAGGATGTCGCCAAGTTCCGCAAGCACCTCGGTCCCAAGGCCACGCCGCCCTTCAAGCACTGGGCAGCACGCGTCGTGCCGGTGTGGCCTCCGGCGTAAATTATACGCCTGAAGAGTAACTCTCCTTGAATCCGGTCACTCGCCATGACATACTCCCCTTCATCGAGACCGAGTTCATGAAGGAGATCGTGCCGTGCGCAAGCCTCGTCGTCCTGCCCACAACCCCGTCGCGAAGGCCCTGGCGCACCCGGTGTGCCGCCCCCCGCGTCGTCGAGGTGAAGACGCGCTACCGGCGCCGGCCCAAGCATGTCAACACCACCAGCGAGAAGGAGTGATCGCATGTCCCGCCGCCGCGCGCCGTTCCGCCCCGACGTCGAGCCCGTCCTCGTCAACGACCCCTCCAGGAAAGGTGAGATCGCCTGCTCGAAGGAGGTGTTCGGTGACCACAGCCGCTACGCGGTCTACGCCGTCCACACCCGCTTCGATGCGGTGCATTGGGTCGTAGCGGACGCCGAGACGATCGATCCGGTGACCGGGGAATACTGCGCCTGGATACGACAGGGCGACAGCAAGAAGGAAGTTCTGGAGGGTCTGGTATGATGCCCAGGTCGCCAAACACCTCGCTGACATGATGTGCAGCGACCTGAACGCAGGGGTTGAATAATCCCTCTTGACATCGATTCGAGCCGGATACGCTATGTCCTAAACCAAACACGGCTAGGATAGCGCCTGTGGCCTACGTAAATGCCACTATTACCACTCCCCAGGCTGGCGGCTACTATGTGCGAGGCGTATTCTCGAAGGTCGATGTTTTAACAGGTTACGCAGTCTACACGCGTGAGGGTGAAGTGTATGCAGTCTTCGACATCGGGATTGACCACTGGTCCGTCGCTTTGCGCTTGGCGCACGAGGCCAAGAACAGGCTCAACAATGGAGGTGAGATTGTCGCACCGCTACGTTCCTCTCTATCGACCGGCACACTGGTCGACGCTCCCCCGCGATGTCAACTTCGTCCTAGTCGAGGCGGAGCATGCCAACGCGCATTTGAAGCCGAATCTTCCCAGGTCGAAATACACCTTTGGTGTAATCAAGACAAACAGGGAGCTTCTTCCTGTCGAGTGCGAAATCTATCAACTGAAACCGGTGGAAGGCATTGACCAAAATGGCAACGTCCCAGAAACGGAAGGCGCTCTTCACTCCACGACAGCGTGACCTGATACTTCTGGCCTTCAAGACGACGTCGGAAGACGGTTCGATCTACGGCGAGATTAACACGGATGCTGGAATCCGCCGGATCAACCGAGAAGTCAACGAGATCGAGCAGATCGTCAAGGAGAACACCGGCTGATGTCGACGAAGAAGAAGGGAGTGCTCACCACCAGCGGAGAATGGGCGCGGCACCTCCGCGCCTGGGGCAAGCGTGCGTTCTGGCGCAAGGAGCGCCGCGCCTCGAAGAAGGGGGTGCATCAAGAGCTACGCGCCCGCTAACCACGGGCTAGTCCGGACGTCAGGATGAAGAAGGGGATTGGTCTCCCCATGGCAGGCTTGCGTTGGTGGGGAGGTGTGGAGAGGGGAAGCCCTCGTGGAAGCACCTACCCTTATTTTGCCTGAGGCGTATTTCATATTTGCGCCGACGCGTGACTTCCGCTATCATTCCGTCATCGAGAACGACAGAAGGAGTTGCGAAGGGTGAGCATTCGGCGGATCGGTAAATGTAGCGCGTGCAAGCAAGTGTCGGCACGCGACTATACCGAGACCAAACCATTCCGCGTGGGCTTCGGCATGCGTGACACCATCGTCTACGGGCGCATCATCAACGGTCTGTTTCGCCGAGCTAGCGAGGATACCCAGTGTCCTCGTTGCCTCGCTTGGCATAGCTGGAACGCCAAGCGCATCCAGGGCTTCCAGACCGAGCACGAGTGCAACGTGAAGTGCATGTCGAGCAAGGGTCCGTCATGCGAGTGCTCCTGCGGCGGTGCGAACCATGGCAAGTCCTGGATCGTGTGCGAAGCGGTGGCAGCATGATCGCTCCGAGATACGCCCTCTCTCATGGAGACACCGAGTTACAGAATACCACAAGATCGACACCGTCTATAAGCGCGATATGACAGCGCCGAAGAACCCGCTGATCATCGGCGACTGGACCCACCCCGAGTTCGAGTTCCTGGCGAACAATGTATGGGTCTTCACCGAGAAGGTCGACGGCACCAACATCCGCGTCATCTTCGACGAGACCGGCATCAGCTTCGGCGGCAGGACCGACGCAGCGCAGATTCAGACGTCGCTGCTGACGCGTCTACAGGACCGCTTCCAGAACGAGGAGGAGACGTTCGCCGCGAAGTTTCCCCATGGTGCCGTGCTCTATGGTGAGGGTTACGGCGCCAAGATTCAGAAGGGCGGTGGAAACTACCGCCAGGATCAGGACTTCGTTCTGTTCGATGTCAAGATCGGCGACTGGTGGCTCCAGCGTTCCGATGTCGAAGACATCGGCAGGAGCCTCGGGCTGGATGTCGTTCCCATAACAGGCACCGGCACGCTGCACCAAGCCATTCTCTACACCTGAGGAGGGTTCACGTCCCGGTGGGGAAACTTTACCGCCGAGGGGATCGTAGCGCGCCCCATGGTGGAACTGAAGACGCGCGCCGGTCACCGGATCATCACGAAGATCAAACACCGGGACTTCAACTGAACCAATCCTAGCCTTCAACCCAACACAAGGAGACTTCGAATGACCCTCTTCAAGAAGAACGTCGCCGACCTCGGCGTCGCGACATCGCTTCCCGGCATCCGCCTGGGAAACAAGGTCAAGGACTCGATCAGTGGCATCGAGGGGCTCGTCACGGCCCGCTTCGAATACCTCTACGGATGCGTCCGCTGCGAGGTGCAGCCGGAAGGCGTCGACAAGGACGGCAAGCCGTTCGAGAGCATCGTCGTGGACGAGCAGCGTCTGTCCCTCGTCAAGCCGACGAAGCCGAAGGTCAGCAGCGACAGCACGCCCGGCATCCCCGGCGGCCCCCGTGACGCCCCACGCGGTCGCACGGCGCCCAAGGCGAACAGCCGGCGCTGACCGACTACGCCTGCCGCGTGCGTCATTATGTGGTGGCGCACGCGGCGCGGGTGGTTTAACTTTTCTTCACGCCTAGTTTGGTAGGGAGGAACCATGACGCTGAAAACGCGCGAGGAGCGCAGCATGAACGGTCACCTGTTCTTCGCCTTCTGGCGTGAGGTGAACGACATCCTATTCCAGAGAGGGCACGACGGTGTGATGTTCGCCAGGGCCTCGACCCTGTGGGACGCAACCAAGTGCGCCGACAAGGCGGCTGACCTCGTTCTGGCGACAGCGATGGTCGACATTTAATACGCCTGAGGCGTTTTTTCTTCTTGCGTCGTCACCCATCCTGACGTATAGTCCTCCTCATCGAGACAGTGAGGAGGGCCATCCGATATGACCACCTACTTCTTCCGCCACGGCGCTGAGTTTACCGGCACCCCGCGCGTCAGCACGAGCGGCAAGGTCTACACGGTGGTTCAGGACAAGTGCCACCGTTGCGGTGGTCAGGGTGGCTCCGACGCCTGGAAGCACACCGGTTGGACGTGCTATCGCTGCGGCGGTGGATGTTTCGAGGCGCCGCGCCAGGAGCCTCTCTATACCGCTGAGAAGCTCGCCAAGCTGAACGCCATCAAGGCGAAGGCCGATGCGCGCCGCGCCGCGAAGCATGAGGCGAAAGAGGCTGCGCTGCGCATTGAAGCCGAGGCGAAGCGCGCCGCCTTCGAGGCCGAGTTCGCCGACGTGTTGCCCTGGCTCTCCGCTCAGGATCACGAGAGCAATGAGTTCTTCGCCTCGCTGTGGCGCTGTGCCACACGCCTCGCTGCCTTCACGCCGGCACAGGCCGACGCCCTGCGTGCCGCCAAGGCCCGCTCCGACGCGGAGAATGCCAAGCGCGCGTCCTCCGATCACGCGGGCGCCGTGGGCGAGCGCATCACGATCACCGCGACGATCGAGCGCGTGAACAGCTTCGAGCGTCCTGCGTTCAACGCCTCCTGGGCGAAGGAGACTGTGTGGATCAGCGCGTTGCGCGACACCGCCGGCAACGTCCTGGTCCTGAAGAGCGGCACCTACCTGGGCCAGAAGGGCTCCAGCATCGTCCTGAAGGCGACGGTGAAGGAGCACGGCGACTACAAGGGGGAGAAGCAGACGATCATCCAGCGCCCTCACGTGATCAGCTTGGTCGAGCACCAGGACGATGCGGGGGAGGCTCTGGCGGCATGAGACAACCTAGCATCTACACGCTATCGGTTCGCTTCCTGTCGAATGAGCGCCCGTTTTCAACTGTGTATGATCCGTGGCCTCAGATGATCGAATCAGATGAGCGAGCTAAGGAATGGGCTGCAGGCATGCAGGAAAGTCTGCACGGCTATGAATGCACCTTGCTCAAGAACGGGCAGCCGATGGCGGCTTAGGCTTTACCTCGCCACACTTCGCACAGTGCAACCAGTGCCGGTAGTTCGACCAGCCACACCCACACTTCCACGTCATGGGTGTGGCTTGTTCAGCGGATTCTTGCAGATGCGACACACCTCATAGTATTCGCCGTAGCCAAACCCCAGGCACTCCCATCCGTCGCCCAGGCAGGCACCGCAGACCTTTGGCTGTTCGACCTGGGCAGGCGACGGCTTCGGCTCGAAGTCCTTCATGCGTTTGGCGATGTCTGCGAAGTCGAACACGATGCTCATGCGTCCCCCGTCTCGATACGCCGTCGCACCCTCGGAATCGCGGATAGCAATTCACGGTGACGGACGGGAAATTCCTCTGGGTTCGTGCGTCCTAGTTCCGCGAGCAATGCCTTCAGCTTCTCCTCGTCGCTTACTTCGGCTGGGAGCGGAGGCAATTTCAAGCGTCTCAGCATTCGAACCTCTCTTTGAGGATCGCCAGACCTTCTGCCGGCGTCACCAATGGCGCTGAATGATCGCGGTGGCGCAGCGTCATCATCAGGCCGCAATCGCGCCACGTGATCTCCAAGGCGCCCAAGGAAAGCGCCTTCGCCTTCATCGACAGGCAGATGTCGTAGTGGTCTCCTTGATACCAGCGTCGCGCCACGCCGATCGCTTTCGCCATCGCATGAAGCTCCTGATCGGTGGTGGCGATCATGTGGCACATCTTCATGCGCCTGAACGGTGCGTTCATGTCGTCTACATACACTGGCATTACATGATGGCCTACTGTTTCTCGTTGACGATCTACGCCTGAGGCGGTATGGTGTCAACCGAAAACGTAAGTGGAGGTGACATGGCGACGTCGAGGGACGATGAGATTCGGCGCCTGATCAAAGCAGCCAACGAAGTCGCCACGATGCAGAACCACGCCATCGTGCCGGACGCGCACAAGCTGCGCCTCCTTGGCGCCAGCGAGGCGCTGATCAATGAGGTGTGTCTGCCGGAGCCCATCAGGCTGCGCGAAGCCCTGCGGCTCACACACGATCAGGTCAAACGGCTGCAGCACCGACTGGCCTACTCCGGCGGCATCGATCCCAGAACCTTGGTGGACGAGGTCGCTGCGGAACTGGGGTCCATCCGTGGCGGCTTGTCGGCCTTCGTGCATGGTGAACCCGTCGATGGCACATAAGCCCTGGCGTGAAAACCAATCCGACGCCGACTTCATCGCCTCCCTCGACGACATCAAGACCCCGAGGGAGGCATTGGAGTGCCTTGACGCTCACACTCAATACTACGGAGACCCTTACTACACACCTCTCGTGGCGGCGGTCGACCGGATGGTAGACCGCGTTCTGAAGGAGAATCCAGCATGAGCATCATCGACGGGCTACAAGTGGAAGAAGCACAGTTCACCACCGAAGATGCTTTTGAATACTGGATCGATGCCTTTGGCATGGGATGGTGGCCTGACGAAACGCCTGTCGACCTGGGCGAAGCTCAGGCGAATGCGATCGGCTTCGCGAGCTTCGACGGTGCGCTGGCTGGCTGAATACGCCTGCCTGTCCTGTGATGCTTCCTGGACAGCGCAAGCAGGCCCTACACAATGCGCGAGGTGTGGCACCCTCTACGTGCGCTGGCTGAACTACGAAACACTGGCGAAGGAGAACGCTGTTGGACGTCGAATACCCATACTGGCTGGTCACCAAGGGCAAGGCACCAAACGATAAGGTGCCCAGGGGCTACACGCCGCTGCTTCTCCTGCCGCGCGCCGAGGTGACGCTGCGGGAGCTTGCGCAGCGTGCCCTAGCGGACGCGAAGCACCGTGCCACGATCCTGCTGGTGGACAAGGACAACACGGTCGACGTTCTGAAGGAGATGGGGAGCGCCTACATGGCGGATCACCTGTCGAACCTGTGGGTGTCCCAGGTGCGGCTCACGTCCTCCTCTCTCGAATGCGATGTGTGGAAGGAGGAGGCCACGCTATGGCGTCTGGTAGGTCACAGGCAGGCGCCCAGGTGGCAAGGGCCGGCAGACGGGGTGATCCCCCGCGAGACGCCTGTGACAGTCCGCAGCCGCGCCCTGGCGCCGTTCAAACTGGAGGGGATCGATGGATAGTCCGTGTCCCTGTGGCCTTCAGGAGGGGCTGATTTGCCGCCGCCCTCGGTGTCTGATGAAGCCCGCTCCGAAGCCGGAGGAACTGGCGAAACGAGGCACGCCGGACCTCGTGAGCGGATGGCACCCGATGTCCGACCCGGTCGACCTGAAGCACATGGGGAAGCTCCTGGAGGAGCTAGGCGAGGCCGTCGCAGCCGGCGCCCGCTGTCTGATCCAATGTATCGACCAGTGCGAGCCGGTGACCGGCAAGCCGAACAAGGAATGGCTGGAGGAGGAACTGTCGGACGTCATCACCAATATCAATCTGGTGTGCCATCGGTTCGGCCTGGACAAGGAACGCATGATGGCGCGTGGCGGGATCAAGACCAGGAAACTCCAACTCTGGCATAGCATGGCATGAGCGACGGCATCGACCTGGAGGACGTCGTCCCCCACCACCTGTTCGAGGATGACACGGACGAGGACCACCACCGTCAGTTTCGCTTGCATTATGCCGTCAGTTCTGCTTACGCTGGACGACGACACAAGATCAAGGGAAACCATGGGTGTCCTTCGGCTGAAACCAGACGACGAAGCCCTGGTGGCTGACCTGCTGACATAGCCAGACGAGAGGTGCCTGACGCCCTTGAACTGACTACGGCGGCACCTTTCCATGTCGCCTGGAAAGCGGCGGTGAGGATCATCGAGCTATTGCCACTGGAGGAACTTCAGGAATGACCGATACGACAGTGAGAATAGCGACCTTGACCCAGTGGGCCTATGACGAGGCAGTGCGCTGCATGGGGAACCCGCTCGAAGGCTATGGGCGCTACCAGCCTGTCGTTCGATCGACCCTGGCGGGACTCTCCCAGGCAGATTGGCTTCAGGCCATTTGCCACAAGATGATCGCCAGGGAATTCGCCTGGAAGATCGACGTCTATTCCGGTGTCGCCATACTGACGCTGAACCCCAAGAAAGCCAACGCCTAGATGGATCGCAGGACAATCCCATGCGCGCACGTCCTACGCCGTGCCGCCGCCTTCGCCCTGGCGTCGAGGACAGACCCCGCCGGCAGTGTGACGAACATGGACAGGCTTAAGGTGTCCAGGAGCAGGCAGGACAAAGCGCGCTACGAGAAGATGGTCAAGCTGGAATGTGAGGTTTCGCTGTCACACGTCGCCGGTGCTCTATCGATCGAGACAGTCGAAACCTATGCCGGCGTGCAGAACACGACCGGTGCAGCCGACCCCTACCTAGCCGCCACCGCTCCACTAGCTGAAGAGTCAATCCGCTTCATCCGGATCACCGAACAGCCAAACCAGCGTTCCAAGGGTCTCGGTGGCGAGCGCATCTATGTGCAGACGGAGGAAGGCGATATGCTCCTCCCACCCCAGACCTGGGTTATATGGCGGCTACGGCAGCAGCCTCGCACTTCCGAACCTGCCTGACACACTCTGGCCCGAAGCCGGATTCCAGACTGTCCGGATGGGTCAGACGCCTGCCACAGTTTCCGCAGGTCCCTTCGTGCATCACCTCCAGGTCGGCAGGGATCGCGCAGCGCACGAACACCTGATGCAGGCACCACCGCAGAGCGCGAACGACTGAGTCCGTCTCACGGAAGCGGGACTTCCTGGTCATGATCAGCTTGTGGTCGTCCTCGGTCATCAGCCCGACGTAGAGGTATTGGTCGGGGCCGTGCAGGACGAACATGCACCAGCCCTTGCTATCCTCGATCTTCTTGGACTTGAAGGTGTAGTGCTTGCCGGTCGCCAGGGAGCGCACCGTGAACGTCGCATTCTTTCCGCTGATGAATGTCGCGGCGTTCTCGACGGTCATGGACGTCACGGTGCTGTCTCCTCGCTTGATGACAAGCAGGATAGCAGACCTGACGGTGGCGTCAAGAGGTAGTTACGCCTGGAGCGTATTTGTGTAAGCTGTCCAGGCTGCGGTCCTGACCTCCTCCGGTATCAGCGGCGGCAACAGATACTCATTGCCTGGGCGATGGCGAAAGCCATAGAGGACCTTGTCTCGCCTGTCGTAGTGGACGGTGAACTCGTGTGTGCCGCCGCGTGGACCTGCTGCGTGGACCTCGACGCAGCGGGTGTCGATGACGGTGGACGAGATGATGTTCAAGACATCGCACCGTTCAGATACGCCGCCCACAGTTCGTTGATCCGGTTGTTCGTCTCCCAGGCCTCCGGCGTGCGATCGGGCGCCCAGCGCGTCCCGAAGTCGTAGCCGGCGAGGAACTCCCTGGAGCGGAGACCCCGCTGGAACACGTCCATGACTTGGTTCATCCGTCTGTTGCGGACGCCCCGATTGAAGCCCGCTATGAACTTCGCCTTGACGGGAACCTTCCCGTTGTTGTCGAGCATTATGACCCCAGACATGGTAGCTCCTTTCCTAGAACTTGAATGAACTCTCGTCGTCGGTTACTTTGTCCAGTTGAATGTTCTTCGCCACGAGTGCTGCTCGCATCTGCGATATTGGAGGACATACCCAGAAGTAAGGACGACCTATCTCTTGTCGCGGACGCAGCTTTACATCGGCGGCAAGCAGATATTCTTTCACCTTCGATGCAAGAAGGTTGTTGTCACCGACTTTATTCTTTCCTTTAGGAGTGCTTCTGATGAAGGCATTGAAGTGATCGCGTAGTGTTGTGACCCTGATGACATTCGGCTTGTCGTCATACAGTGTGATCTCTTCGAGACCGTTCATGTCATCTACGCAACCTTCCTCCTGTATCATCTGAACGAAGAACTTGTCCCAGGGGTCCATGCTCTCCAGCGCCTGCTCGATCAGCGCCTCGGTCTTCGGTGGATTGCGGAGGATGTTCCAATCGTCGTTTGGGGGCGACCAGTGCATCAGGTCGTAGGCCATTGCCTCGATGCCACCGGACTCCATCTGCACCTTCATGGCGCCGAAGAACTCGGTGTCCTTCATCCGCGCCTCGCCGCATTCCAGCACGAAGAAACGCCGCTCGTCGTCTAACCCCGCCGGCACAACCCACTGCTCATTGCTGACCATGGCAAGCCGTGCGTAGTTCGAGACCTCGATCGCATCGACGCCCTTCTTCTCCATCATCATCTTGTCGTTGGTGATCAGGTTCTTCAGCACGCCGCCGGCTTGCACGTCGCCGGCCCAGAACGCCTCCTCACACACCATCAGCAGGACTCCGGACTGGTGCCCATTGAAGTTGCCGACGATGTGGTTGCGCTGTGAAACGGTGAGCGAGTAGGGATAGATCGCTCTCGCCAGCCACTTGAACAACTGGCTCTTGCCGGTGCCCTTCTTCCCCCTGATGACGACCGCCGATCCCATCTTCTCGCCTGGGCGCTGGATGATTTGCGCCATCCATGTCATCATCCAGTCGAAATACTCCTGGTTGCTTTTGCACACGTTGTCGAGGAGATGTCCTCGCAGCATGCTCCAGTCGCCACGGCGAGGAACGATGTCGAAGCCGCTCCATAGGTTGAAGGCGTTCAGGTCGCAGTGATCCGATGGTTCGAACACGATGCCATCTGCGTATGTCTCCCGCTCTTCCCAGTCGATCCACAGGCGCGACAGCGCGACGGCCTTCATGCCGTTGTCCTTGTCCGGCACCATGACCTTGCGGTTCTCGATCCGCTGGAACGTCTCAGGCTCCCAGATGACAGGCATCGTTCCGGTCTTCTGCGACTTGCGGATGATCTTGAACTTCGCACCGATGACGACGCCGGCATACTTTGTGTTCAGGTCCGCCAGCATCTCGACCACATCATCATCCGCGACTCGGTCTTCCTTGCCGCTGGTCGACCTTCCCTTCTTGATCTCCGCATCCAATGCCCGCAGACTCAACCCCGACTGCTTCGCCAGCGTCTTCTTGAGCCCATCCACCTGCCCAGGTGACAGGTCACTGGCGCCGATGCGCCGCGCCAGGGTGACCGCCTCGTCGTCCTCGTTCTTCTTGACGTGTGAGATGGCACGCTTGGCGTCGCCGGAATTCTTGAACGGCGGCAGGGAAGTCTCCGGCGCGGCGTCTTCCTTCGCCGGCTCCTCCTCATCCTCCTCCGTCAGCGCCACCCACCGCTTCAACTCACTGGCGTCGGCGATCCCCAGCCGCTCACAGATCAGGTCGACGAAGTTGATACGGTCAAGGTCAGCACAGGAGTCATGCGAGCACCGCGCGACCGCCTGCTCCTGTTCGCTCTCGCTGGCGTTGACGCAGAAGAACCCCTTGTCATCAGGATTCCCTGCATCACTGTGAGCATCATCATTCGGGCAGCAGTGCGTGCGCCCTGGTCCCGACGACCGCGCCCCTCGATCTCCATCCGGGTCCATCTGCAGCAGGAAGTCATCGACCTCGAACCGGTTGCCATACTTGCCGAAGAACCAAGCCATGGAGGTGGTCTTGTAGTCGCCGGCCCTGCCACCGAGTGCCTTCGCAGCGGCGTCGAACGGCGACGTGGTGACCGCCCGTAGCTCCTCCGCCGTCACCCGCTCGCACTGCTCGATGTCCAGTGGCTTGCCAGCGATGATGTCGATGCGGAACTGCCCACCAGGAGGGTGCCTGGGCGTATACATGAGCCTGGACGGGTCGACGCACGAACGGTCGAAATACGCCTCCAGGAGTTTGCTGGCGCCCGCGTAACGCTCCCGCCACTCGGCGATCGCCTTCTTCTGCGACGCTGCCCTGTCGGCGATCACGAACCGCTTTTCGAGCACCATGACGACCCGGAACTTCGGCATCGGCTGGTGCTCTAGCTGGAGGACCACACCGTTCACCGTGTGGTCAGTGCCGATCAGCTTGGCGCCCTCCAAAATGCCAGGACGATACCTCTTGCGCTCCAGGAAGTAGGTGCAGACCTGGGCGACGGTGATGTCGCCGGCCTGCTCACCAACCCATCTCAGCACCTCGTCCTTCTTGACCTCGGACACCGCTTTGAGGTGCGAGTGCGTCGTGTAGACCACGGCGAACAACCCCAGCGCCTTGATCCGGGCAATCACCTCGTCGATGGACTCACCCGTGTCCAGGTCCAGCGTCAACAGGTCGAGGTGCGGGATGGCGTTCGCCTTGCGCTCCCCATCGATCACCGCACCCTGCAGGAAGCACTCTCCGTCCTTCTCGCCCTGCTTGTGGGTGGACAGCAGGTTGACGAATGCCCCCAGCTTCATGGGCGCATTCTTCCAGCGCCCAGGTAGGGTCTTCGATCCCTTCTTGGAGATGGCGATCTCGATGTCCCGTTCGAGCAGGATAGGGTCCAGGGTGCCATGCAGGAAGGCGTCATTGAACCGGGGCTGCGTCTCCGGCGGCGTCAGGAATGCCGCATCAAGCTCCGCCACGGTGAACCACTTATTGGTCACCTCGGCGAGGGTCCACCCCCCAGTCCCCGGCATCGGGACCGGATCACAGGCGGCGGACCCTTCGTCACCCAGCAGCTTCGCAATGTCATCCAGGCGGTCGCATGTCGTTCCTCCCCTCAAATCCAGGACCTCGGTCTCTGCAAGCAGGTAGATGGCGCACAGGCGCCCATCCTGGTGGGCCAGGGTGACCGTGGGAGGCACACGCTGGTGGAAGGTGTCACCGGGCTGCACCATGGCTCCCAGGCCTGTCAGGAGGCAGGGGGCGTTGTTCTCCCAGGTGACCAGATCGATGGCGCAGGCACCTTCCTGCTCGTCGACGAAGGCCTTGATCTCTTCGAGCTTGCCGGACATTAGCGCCGTATGGTCGCCCTCGATCGCAAGGTCGCCGTCCGGTGCATGTTCGAAGCAGGCAGACAAGAATGAGTCTAAGGCAGCCTGCATTCGCCACGCCTCGCTGGAAAAGGATTGTCAGTTTCGCTTACGCTGCGTCGCGCTAACTGTCAACCCTGAAAAGGTGCCACCCCCAGGACGGGGTCATTAAGCCGGCCTGGGGCTGTCCCTACTGGGGACTGGCGAGGTTCGAGGGGCTAATCCGCGATCGTGTCCTTGGCAAGCAAAACGACGTGGTGGCTCAGTCGTCGTCGTCGTCGTCATCCTGGTGGCGATGATCCCTGTGCGGGAAACGATAAGGCGGAGGATGGTTCCGTTTCCACTGCTCCGCGTGGTATTCCTCGCACTCCGGATCGTAGCCTTCGCAACAGCAATAACCATCGCACGCAAAAGCCACAGTGTGGCAGATGAGCAACAGTGCGATGGCGAGCGCGATGGTCTTCACGCCCGTCTCCTTCCATGTGCCTTCACGAACGCTTCCAGCTTGGCGCCGACCACCTTCCGCACCGCCTCGATCGGCATCTCGTGCCACGTCCGGTCGGCGATGGTGAAGTAGCGCAGGCGGTTCGCCTTGACGTGTTTGGCGACCGCAAGGATGCACCAGACGAGGGAGTCTTCCTCGCCCTCGGGACGGTGCCGGCGCTGGATCGCGGTGTTCAAGGACCGCATGACCGGAATGGCAGCAACAAGTTCGGCGACGCCGGGCTCGTAGCCGTCGTAGTTCACCTCGTCGAAGCCGATGAGCCGGGGCGTTTCGCCGTCGTAGACGAAAGCGCGCAGCTTGATGTGCTGCAGCGCCCGCTGCTTTGCGGTCAGGTCCCAGTCGTAGGCGAAGTGACTGCTGTTCTCGGGATCGATGATCGAAATGCCAAGATACAGACGTGTCGTCCCACTGTCGTCCTTCTCGTAGACGGAGACTTCGAACTGCCACTTCGTCTTCGCTTTGTCCAACATCGATCTTGATCTCCCTCTTTCCTCGTGCAGGAGGGAAAGTAGCAGGTCAGGCTGCTGTGGTCAATCCGAAATGTGCGTCAGGCATATATGTTCTGATCGCCTTGCGCCATAGGTAGACAGGCACGACGGCGTCGAAGCCCTCGGCGAGCGTTGGCGCCTCGTAGCTCTGCTGCATCTCCTGGTCGACGTAGTAGGGGATAACCTTGCCGGGCCGATTCCCGAGGCGAAAGATTCGAACACCCTCGTCCACCTTCACCGTGACGGCGATCTTGCGGTAACACGATGGCAATCCTGCCAGCTTACGGGCGCGAGACTTCACGGTTAGGTTCGTCTGGTCGTGGATCATGTCGACCCGCGTCATGATAGCTTGCTGCCGCCACAGCGCCATGATCTTAGTCGCTTGATCAATGCCACTCTTGAACATCTCGTTGTATGTCGAACCGTGCTCCGCAGCCAGGGAGTCGATGACATAGTCCGTCGTCAACTGGACGATCGGGCGCGGCCACAGGTCGACAATCGAGCGGCGCACGGTGGTCTTGCCGGAGGCTGGCAGGCCAACCAGCATGATGAATATAGGGTCAGGCTGCATCTTGCATCTCCCAGGCGTTCCAGCGTGCGGTGCGGATGATCTGCCGTGCCATCGTCTCGAACGACTTGTTGCTCGCCGATCGTAGGATGACGTATTGCTTTGCCCACTCGACGGCTTTCTCGAATACGCGCGTCTGATCCGGCATATCCCAGACGGCGAAGCAGGCGGAGCGTAGGACGCCCTTCTTGCATCTTTCGGCAAATCGCGCCTTGGTTGTCCGATTCTGCCACTCGTCCAGCAGGATCGTCGACACCTCGTGTGCGAAGTCTTGGATGTCTCGGTTCACCTGCACCGTGAACAGTGCCAGTCGCTCCTTCGTCTCTCTGTCGATGATCGGCAGCAGGTCGTCCGTCTTTTCCTCCAGGATCATTCGGACGACGTCGCGCTCACTTCGCAGAGTCTCGAACTTGGCGTGGCTCAGCGCCCGATACCAGTCGGTCTTGACCTTCGCCATGTGACCATCCTCGAAGCGGATGACGAAGCCCTCGGTGTCTTCCATCGCCCGAACTGAGTCGACTAGATCGGCGGTGGTCCAACCGATACCAAACCAAGATCGGGTCCCGACTATTGGGATGTCAGTGTCACCGACCTGAGCCCGCATCTCCGCCCGAGAAAAGTATCGACCGGACACGTTGTGTCTGATGGCAAGCAGAACCAGACGGTCCTCGGGATGGTCGATCACAATGCGCTGCTTCCTGGAGCACCATTCGAAGATCGGCGTGACACCTGCGCGGATGCACTTCCGTGCCAGCCATTGGTATTCCGGATGCTGCGATACGAAGCATTCCGCCTGCATTGCTACGTCCGTGATGCCCATCTTCGTCATCCAGCGAATCCCGAATCCACGGTCGATCGGAACCGGACGCACCATGCTGCCATCGAGCTTGTGCAAGAGCGCATGCGGGCGTGTCAGGTCCAGGGTCTGCGTGTCCTGCCTCTCCCCCACGTTGAAGAACTTGTGGAACGGACGACTGATGACGTAGCCGGAGAAGGAATCGAAGATGATCCCCCTGCACTCCCGCAGGATCGCGAGCGTCTCGTCATCGTCGATGACCGGAGGAAACGTATCCTGACCGACCAGGACGTAGTTGAAGATCGTGATGTCGCCTGGGCGATCGACACGGATGAACTCGGGGCGCCCTTTGATCGCCTGGATTACCTGCCAGATGTGGTCGATGGTGGGGAATTCGTAGTGCAGGGTCATCAGAAGTTCCCCGGCGCGACCTGCGCGCAGACGATGCCGTTCTCGCGCCACATATCGACCACGCGTTGCCGGTCGTCGAACACCAGCGTAGGATCGAAACCGTCCTCGCGAATCTTCACCAGCAACTCCGCCTTGATGATGGCGTCGTCACGGAAGTCGTTGTCGGGGCGCATGTAGACGCGACGCGGCCATACGTTGTGCTTGCGCAGCCAGTCGTTCGTCATGTCCCTGGTCCACTCCGGACGACCGGTGCAGCACACGATGCGGCAACCGGCGGTGAAGAGGCGCTGGAACGTCTCGCAGATGGGTGCGATCGGCGGATCGTGCGGGATGCCGAGGTAGAACGCCTTGTGGTTCTTCGGACGCGTGGTGATCCAGTGACGTCGATGCTCGCAGTCAGCCAGGGTGCCATCGATGTCGAAACAGACGTCCATGAGGTTACTCCTCGTTCTCGCCCATCCTGGCGAGGTTCAGCCGCCGTTCGACGACGTCGAGAGGCTGGTCGACTGACCAGTAATCACCCTCTCGCGCGGAGAACAAAATACGGACCTTTCGATCAATGATTGGGTGGGCCGGATATCGCTCCATAACCATAGCGACTCTGCTTGGAAATACGCGGACTGGAGCACCATCATTGGTGAACCGCGCCATCACTTCCTTCGTCATGCTCGCCTCCTACAGTGACCCAACCAGCCGCCCGATGTTGGGCGAAGGCTCGATGTAGCGTTCCGTCGTCGACAAGCTCGCGTGGCCTGCCAGCATCTGCACGTCCTTGATCGAGCAGTCGTGCTGCCCGGCGCGCCGCGCCGCCCGCGTGATGAACGTCCGGCGCCCCGAATGCGAGGAGCAGCCTTCGAAACCTATGCTGGCGTAGAGTTTCGTGAACCAGAGACGAACGGCACTCGACGTCATCCGCGTCCCAGCGCGCGGGCCGACATGACCACGCCCGAAGCCACGTCCGATGCCATAGACCACCACTTCGTCCGCAGGGCGCACTGCACGAAGCTGCAGAAGCGCCGTGTAGAGGTGAGGGTTCATCGGCACGTGGCGCTCCTTGCCGTTCTTGGCGATGTTGCCAGGAACGAACATGGTGTCGGCACGGACCTTCCCCTCGGCGTCGGTGACGTCCTTCCACTCCAGGCCGGCGATCTCGACCGCACGCAGGCCTGCCTTGTAGGAGAGAAGCACCATGACCTGATCCCGCTCCGGATGATCGCTTTCCTTGCCGATCTTGTAGAGCAACGCCGCGAACTGGGTATCGTCCAGAACCTTAGCGTGTTTGTTGGCCACGAAACTTCTCTCCTCTTCGCAAGAACTAGGTCAGAGACGCAAACTTTTCAGGACGGCTGGTGACTCTCTATCCCAGCATTTTCACCGCCCATCGAGGCTTTCACTCCTCGATGCGTCCCTGATTCCTTAGGAGGGCTGATGGGACCTTCACCAGCATTTCCATCCCCGCCGGGGCTTCTGCTCCCCGACGCCTCCATGATCTCGATCTCACCTCACAGGGGAGGGTGTCGCGTCCATCCGCTGTCTCAATGCATGCTCAAGACAGAGCGTCCGCTGGAGTGTTTTACCTACATGCTGCTTTTCACCCGGCAGCCATCGATTACTATACCTCCAGTTAGACACCCTCACCTTTGAGGTGAGAGATAGTCGTTAGGCGCCCGCCGGGCGCCCAACGTCGAAGCGTGTGCCGCGCACCGTGACGGCGAACAGCGAGTCCAGGTTGATCGAGCGGATCGCCTTGTTGGCGATGTCGAACACCGGAAGCAGGTGCGGGTGGTTCTCGCGGCGCTTCTGCGCTCCGGCCTTCGCGCCCTCGGAAGCGGCGTCGCCGACGAGGTGCTTGTTGATCGCCGGAAGCTGAATCTGCATCGTGCGTTCGGTTCCGTCCTTCTTGACGAACTCGACCGCGAAGATCGTGCTGCCGGCGCTCTTGATGATACCCAGGATGTTGTCGCGGCGGGCCTCGATGTTGCAGGTCGTCATGTAGCTCTGCCTCCTCTTTGCTGTGTCACTCTCGATGTCCAGAAGGTAACCCATAATCACGTCTCACGTCAAGCGCAAAATGCGCCTACTGCATCGTTTTCTCCATAAGCGATTTGGTCAGGATGCGGTTGACCAGCGCCCAGACCGACTGCCGCCGCTCGTAGCGGCTGATGACCCCACGATGACGGAGAGGGCGAACAAGGGGGCGCTCCCCCTCGTCGATGGTGAACAGGTAGTCCCCTGTCTCACCCTCGGCACCCGTCGCCTTCATGACCAGACGCCCGATCTCTCGGACGGACGCACCGTCCGGATCGTCCCAGGCCTCGACCTTGACGACGATCACAAGATGCCCAGCGACGTCCGCAGCGCCACCTCGAAGGCGGTGACACCTTCTTTGAACCCCTCGTCGAATTCCTTCGACGTATTCGTGTCGGCTCCGGCCTGCTCCAGGAGGGTCTTGGTTGTCTCCTCGATCAACGCCAAGATCGCTGCCTTATCCATTGGTCATGGTCTCCTCTTGCTGCAGTTCATATTCGGTCCACTCCAGAAGCGCCGCCTTACCGTCAGCGCGCTTCTCGATGATCTTGACATCATCCTTGGACCGCATGGCAAGGACTTGCGGCACAGTAACCCATGCCCTGCGCCTGACTGGTCTCAGGGGTCTGGTGCCAAGCTCCAAGATGCCGTGGTCAGGGCAGTCCATGTGGAAGGTGTGCTTTAGCGCGCCATCGACCCCCATGACGCCTCCGGCACGCCGCCCAGGGACGCTGCTGCAGAGGCAGGTCACGTCAGCAGCCCTGCGACTGGACCGGAGCCGACACCCGTGGTGATGCTGACGCGGTCGGCGGCTGCTGCTCCCGCTGCGACGACGCCCAGGTGTTTGGTCGTCTTCCGACCGGAGTGAGAACGCAGGCTGAGCGACAAGGCCTTGAAAGCCTCCTCCACCTCGGCGTTCTTGACCAGCACGATGTCACGTCCGGTGCGACCGCTGCCGGCATCGACTGTGGCGTTGCGCGCTGCCTTCATCGCCCTCAGGCGTTCGTTCAGGCGATTGATCATACCGATCTCGAATGCCTTGCGCAGCGTCCTGCCGTGGGGGCGAATGCTCGGCGGAAGCGGCGCCACCTCCGAGTCGTAATAGCCCTTCCAGGCCGAATTCATGGCGCCATGAAAGAGGTGGATGAGGTAGGTCGCGACGGCGACGTCACTCTCTCGCCCGAGGAACTTGATGCCAGACTGCACTCCTGAGCGTGTTCCCCAGCACTTGACGTCGCAGAAAGCGGCGATCGTCATCGCCGAATAGGCGACGGCACCTATCTGCTTGCCCTTTGCGAAGTAGGTGTCCTGGGTGATGGCCTCCTTCTCCTCCAGGTCGGCCTCCGCGAAACCATGGGCGTCCATCAACTCGGCGAGCTTCGCTGCCGCTGCAAACGCCTCGGCCTCGGTGCAGCCGTTCTCCACGGTGCGCGCCGCCAGCGCCTTGATCTTCGCGAGGATCGCCTGGTTACCCATGTGTGCAGTTCTCCTTCTTACCAGTTCACAATCTTTTTCTGGGACATGACTTCGAAATATCGCCGTCCCGCATCGGCCTTTGCCTTCAGTGGTTCCAGTTCGGCGGCAGGAGCACCAAGGCGCTTCGCCCTCAAGTAGGCTTCTACGTCCTTGGACAACTGCTTGCTTGTCGCGCCATTTCGATAGATGCCTCCTCGGATAACCCGGAGAGCCTGCCCGTGCTGCCACGCGTCATAGACGCCGGCACCATACTGAGCTTCGAGTGCTGCCTGCGCTGTCTCCTGGGTGAGTGGGCTGCAGGGGTAGATATAGAGGACGGCTTCATCCGCCAGTTCACCCGCCTTGATCAGCCAGTTCGAGGTGTTGGCAGACTCTGTGGCCATTCCTCAGTTCTCCTTCTCCGTGGCATTCATTCGATGCCCCCCTTATACCAGCACCGTGTCAGCCAGTCCAGAAATAAATGCGCCTGTGGCGTCGTTTTCCTGTTGACGGTCCCGTCAGTATATCTTACAAGGGGTCATCGAAACGGAGCGAGGAGGCAAGACGGTATGCGTGACGTGGTCGGCTTGATGGATCGGGACGTCGAGGTCAGCGGGCTGGAGGAAGTCGGGACATTCACCATCCAGGCCAATGCCAAGGCCTTCAAAATCCTGATCGATGGGCTCTACTCCGACAAGATTCGCGCCATCATCCGTGAACTGTGGGCGAACGCCTTCGACAGTCATTGCATGGCTGGCATCGCCCATCGCCCGTTCTTCTCCCGTCTGCCGACCCGGTTCGACACCACATTCTCGGTGCGGGACTTCGGTGTGAGCCTGACGCACGAGCAGGTGATGAAGCTCTACACCACCGTCTTCGCCTCCACGAAGGAGGACACCAATGCGCAGGTCGGCAAGTTCGGCCTGGGATCGAAGACCCCGTTCGCCTACACCGACAGCTTCAGCGTCGTCGCGATCCTCGATGGTGAGAAGCGCACCTACAACGCCTACATCGACAGCAAGGGCATCCCCCGCATCGCGCTGTTCTCCCGCGAGGAGACCGACGAGGAGCAGGGCCTGGAGATTTCCTTCTCGGTGAAGGATAGCGACATCAAAGCGTTCTCGCGTGCCGCGCAGCGCGTCGCCCTCGGCTTCGACGTGATCCCCGAGACGAACGGCGTGATCACGAAGACCGAGTTGACGACCGTGTTCGAGGGCAATGGATGGCGCGTCGTGACGCCCGACTGGAACACCGGTCTGAATGGCGCCCTGGTGCGCCAGGGCTGCGTGCTCTATCCGGTCGATCGTCAGGCGCTGACCGCCGTGAAGCATTCGGCGGCTGTCGACAGCCTCGCCGGAGAGACTGTCATCCTCGATATGCCGATCGGCAGCGTCGATATCACGCCGTCGCGTGAGAGCCTGTCCTACGATCCGATCACCGCAGGCAATCTGATCGCCAAGTTCGAGGAGATCGCGCAGGAGTTTCTCCGGCAGGCGGAAGACAAGATCAGCAATTCCAAGACGTGGCTGGAGGCCATCCGCAACCGCGTCGACGTGCTGGGTGCGATCAGCAGCGAGAAGATGAAGGAATTCATCTCCCAGCGGTTGGCGTGGCGCGGTCGGACGATTCCCGTCCATATCAACATCACTTCGAAGCAGCTTCAGCTTCTGCGCCTCAAGGGTGTCAACCTCCACGACATCAAGAGCGAGCGTAAGCGCGGCGGCGGCTATAAATACTATGCGATGGCATGCAGCAACTTCAGCAGCGTCCCGCACAAGCTGCCGACTTTCGTCTATGCGGAGGGGGATTCGCCGCGTCATCTCGGTCCTCGTCTGGCTGCGGCGAGGCATGCGCATGGGGACGTCTACTACATCCCGAACTTCAAGCTCGGTTCGTGGGGGCACAAGGCAATCCTGGCCATGCTGGGGCGCCCCGACGACGAAGACGTCAAGTTCGTCGACATCGAGACGTTCCCCTACGTCAAGCCCGACTACAAGAAGACATTGGCGTCCTTGACGCAGTGGGATTCGAGCCGAGACGCTTTCGCCCCCCCGCGTGTCGAGATCGAGCCAGACCAGGAGAACGTCTTCTACGTTCACACCTTCAAGGGCGATCCGCGCCACGGCGAGCGCTATGTGAGCCTGCGCATCTTGGCGCAGGTTTGGGACGGTCTGGCGGGCGCCAAGCTGCTGCCGTCTGATGCCGTTCTGGTCGGCATCCCTGCGTCCCGTAAGGACATCGCGAACAACATCCCCGAGTCCTGGGCGAGCTTCTTCGACTGGGTGTCGGAAGTGATCGCCGAGAAGTTCGATGCCGAAGTTGCCTCGAAGGCGATGGCAGCGAACACGATCAAGGGCGAGAGAGACCAGGGCAACCGGAAGATCATCACCGTGCTGGACAGCCTGCGCCCACACGCATCACTGCTGACGCATGGGGATTCGTTTGCCCGAACTGTGCTCGAAGAAACGGCGCTGTATGGGGAGACTGTTCCGGACGGTCCATTCCAGCTTTCCCTCGTGGAACTGATCCGCGCGCTGTTCATGGCGACCGAATCCGACGCGATCCTTTCCAAGATCGACGAGAAGCCGCACACCGCTGGTTTCTATAAGCTCCTGAAGGCCTTCAACAAGGCCTACCCGATCGTCAGGGTCATCGCTATGGCCAGCGGTTACTACAACACGCCGAACCTCGCCCATGACGAAGTCCTTGAAGTCTTTGACTACCTAAACTTCAAGGACGCCCAGGCGGCGCAAGCCCGGCAGGACGACGTCGCCTGGGGCTGAAACTTTCTGTGCCTGGGGCTGTTTTTGCTGTTGACGTGCGTGACGCGCGGTGACATAGTGCTCCCAACGAAATGTGCTTCCAGATGTGAAAAGGAGATGGTGCGAATGGTGAAGGTTCCCTACACGATCACACCGACCGCGATTTCGGTCCTGGTCAACAACCGGATGCGGGTGCTGAACAGCACCAACGTGAACTTCGGCGCGCTGCGGGATCACCTGCGGCTGGCGGACCATGACGTCGATCTGATCGCCGACCTCGTCGACATCTCCACCTTCATCGCCCGTGCGACGTTCGGTCGCGTCCAGATCGGCGATGCCGGCGTCAAGTGGGACGGCACCAATGTCGGCAACGTCATCGCCGATCGCCTGCTGGAACTGCTGCGCGGCGGCCATGACCTGGAGCCGCTGGCGCGGTTCCTTGAACGCCTGATGGAGAACCCGCTGCAGACGGCGAAGGACGAACTCTACCTGTGGCTGGAGAGCGGCAACGCCCCGATCACGCCGGACGGCTACTTCCTGGCGTTCAAGGCGGTTCGTCACGACTACAAGGACAAGTATTCCGGCACGTTCGACAATTCGGTCGGGCAGATCGTCTCCATGCCTCGCGAACAGGTCGACCCCGATCGGCAAAATGAGTGCTCGCGTGGGCTGCACTTCTGCTCGCACGACTATCTGCAGAACTTCGCCAGCCAGGGCAATCCGATCATGATCGTCAAGATCGATCCGGCGGACGTCGTTGCGATCCTGAAGGACTACAACAACCAGAAGGGACGCACGTGGCGCTACGAGGTGGTCGGCGAGGTCCCGCAGGACGAGACGGCGAGCTTTTTTCCAAGGGCGACCTGTGGTGCAGGTGTATTCGGCGCCGGTCGATGAAGAAGGTGTCGAGGCCGATGACGACGGCGACGACATCGTGGGGAGCGACGAGACGGAGGACGTCGATGGGAGTGGTCTGAAGATCGAGGACGTCAACGTCGGCGACAGCTTACTCTGCCTCCGCGATGAGGAAGACATGACTGAGGGCAACACCTACGTCGTGATCGACCTGAGCGAAGAATTCTCTGAGGTTATGGTTACCGATGATGCCGAGAACGAGTCCTGGTGCGACGTCTCCCTCTTCAAGAAGGTCGATCCTGTCGTCGGACATTTCGCCCCCGCCGAGAGCGTCGTCGAGCCGGCGCCGGAACCCGAGGATGATGTAGTCACCGAGGCGGCGCCCGGCACGCCGGAACTGATGTTCACCGCGAAGGGCGGCAGGTCCTACCTCGCCAGCGAGGTGCGAAACCTGCTCAGCGAGCATGGGCAGCGCGGCATGTCCCGCCTGACCGGCGTGCCCCGAACGACGATCCAGGATTGGGTGAAGGCGATCAACGCCAACGCCTGATCCAGCCAGGGAGAGGGAGCATCGACTGGTAGATGCGAACGATGTCGAGAGCGACGTGGGATCGATCGTCACCCATTAGCACCGCTTCGTTGGGGAGGTTCGAATCCTCTTCCTCTCACCATCTTGCTAGTTTCTTCCGGTGCCACTTGCAATGGCCTTGATGACCGAAAGTCCGGCGCTGGACAAGTAGGACTGAGCCTGAACAGGGGGTGGAACTCCCCCGACCGGAGCCATTTTTGAGAGGAGAACTGTCCTTGCCCATCATCTTCCAGCACCGCGTCTACCGCTCCGACCTGCAGAACAATCCGGACGTCCTCTACCTGTTCGGCGACAACGATGAGCGCACGGGCTACGGAGGACAGGCTGGCGAGATGCGGGACGAGGAGAACGCGGTCGGCGTGCGGACGAAGTTCCGACCTGGAATGGAACGCCGAGACTTCTTCAACGATAGCTTCTACAGGGACGCGTGTGAGATGATCTACACCGACCTGGAACGGGCGCGTGAGCACCTGGAGAAGGGTGGCGTCCTGGTCATTCCTTCGGATGGACTCGGCACAGGTCTGTCCCGGCTTCCGGAACTGGCGCCGCGCATCAATGCGTATCTGGTCGAGGAACTGGAGAAGCTGAAGGAGTTGTAGGACGTGTGCATGCGCACCTGCCCCTGCTGCGGCTCGAATGACCACGTCGGCCCATTATACGGTCTCGGCGGTTCGGTGATCTATTGCAACCGCTGCCCCGCAGTCCTGGCGAACCGGCGTGACATCGAAGCCGCTCCGATCGACCTGACGGAGGCGCAGGCCGAAGACTGGATGTGGCGTGGCTCCGGCGTGCTGTCAGGCGCTGAAGCACTTGACCCTGCTGACGACGAAATGTTCGGGCCAAACCGCTGGCCTGTTCCTGCTTCTTCCCCCTGAACCAAGGAGACTGTCCATGTCCGACGAAACCCACTGCTGTGACGCTGCCACACCCGACGAAGCCCCCCGCCACAAGGCGACCCTCGCCGATCAGTGCCGCAAGCTGTTCGGGGAGGCCTTCCTCCTCAAGGAGGCGGCAATCAAGGCCGAGTCCGATGCGCTAGGCGCCGATTGGACGTTCGGCGTCAACCAAGCGAACCTGGAGATCGAAAGCGTCCGTGGAGACCTGCTCAACGCAGCACGCAACATGGAATCCAGGCTCTACATCTGTGCCGGCTACTACGAGCCGGGTGAGCAGCAACCGTCCATCAGCCAGATCGCCTACGCCGTGACGATCGCCGAACTGCTGACGCTGGACGGCTTCACGGCGGACATGGAGGTCAAGTCGACCGGAGGCACGTGCCGTCTGATCGGGGTCATGGTCGACTGGAACTGATCTAGCGACAGTCATGAAGATAACCGGGGCTGAGTGGAAGGAATTCGAAAAGACCGGATGGCCTGAGGGCTACGTCTGGTATGAGGATTCCGTCTTCGAGGATGGAACAGACCTGTATCTAGCGAACGGCAACATCCGCTTCGCAGATGCTGAGACGTTCGTCCTTCCCGAGTCCTGGTGCATCGTCCCGGAGTCCTTAGTCTCGTCAGAGACTTTGTCGCTGCGATCGGTGGTCAAGAGGTGGCGCAAGGTTCGCGAATTCGTAATGCTCGTCGTGACGGTTACGCGTGGCCAGGAAGAAGCTGCGAAAAAGCTCATTGCTTCGGCTGGCTGGAAGTGCTGATCGACTACCAAGACGGCGTCTACATAGCGAACATCGCCTTCCAAGAAAGGGCGATGTTCGCCGATGCCCATTGGGTGTTCAGCGAGACGCGCAAGCGGTGGGTGACGTCCGACCCGGATAAGGCATTTGCCTTCAAGGCGTTCACCTCCCAGGCGGCGCATGACGCCCTGCTGGCGTGGCTTGCTTCGGAGGATGGCGCCGTCCAACTGTCTCGGGCCACTGACGCCGACATCGACGTCCCAGTCCCTCCAGGACTGGCTTACGACCCATTCCAGGTTGCCGGCATCGCCTACGCCCACACCAGGAAGGACACCCTGATCGCTGATCCTCCAGGCCTCGGCAAGACGATCCAGGCGATCGGCGTGAGCAACTACAACCCCTGGATCAAACGCGTCCTGGTGGTTTGCCCTGGCGGTCTGAAGAAGAACTGGAGCCGCGAGTGGGAGAAGTGGGACGTCAAGGGGCTCACTGTCGGTATGGCGCGGTCGGTGACGAAGAGTTCCGTCGCCAAGGACGAACAGGGGAACACCATCAAAGGCTTCAACGGCAAGTCCGTGCGGCGCTCCTGGACCGAACATTTCTGGCCTGACACCCAGGTGGTGGTGGTCAGCTACGAAATGCTGCCTGACTTCGAGGCGGAAATCCGCAACATGACTTGGGACATGCTCGTCTGTGACGAGGCGCAAAAATTGGTGAGTGAAGGCACCATCCGCACGCGACACGTCCTCGGCGCCGGGGCGCACACCAAGAAGATCAAGGTCGACGGGAAGATCACCAAGAAGCGCATCCCCACCGTGACGCCGATCCCAGCCAAGAAGCGCCTGTTCCTGACCGGCACGCCGATCATGTCGCGCCCGCTGGACGTCTGGACGCTGTGCAAGGCATGCGACCCCCACGGCCTGGGCAACAACTGGATGACGTTCGTCTACACCTACTGCGCGGCACACACGAACTTTGGGCGCCTGGACACCTCCGGCGCCTCTAACCTGGACAAGCTCCAGCGGGGACTGCGCAAGGCGTTCATGGTGCGACGGAACAAGGCGGACGTGCTGAAGGACCTGCCGCCGAAGCGCCGGCAACTGATCGAGCTTCCGGCGGACGGCCTCGCCAAGCTGGTCGACCGGGAAGTCTCCGCAATGGCGCGTGTGCGCGAAGCCCTGAGAGCCTACGAGGCGGCTGCACTCGGGATCGAGCTACCACCGCCCGAGGACTGGACCGGCCTGTGGGATGTCCTGGAGCGCCGTTTCGGGGGGCTTGCCCACCTGGACTACGCGGAGCGGGCGAAGCACCTCACGCCGGCTGAGCAGGTGGCGTTCGAGGAGATGTCGCAGGCCAGGAAGGACTTGGCGGCGGCGAAGATACCGATGGTGGTGGAGCACCTGGAGAACCTGCTGTCGAGCGGGGAGAAGGTGATTTGCTTCTGCGTTCACACCGAGGTGGCGCAAGCACTCCGTGAGAAGTTCCCCGGCTGCGCATTCATCACCGGCAAGGTGGCGATGGACAAGCGCCAGGATGAAGTCGATCGCTTCCAGGACGATCCAACCTGCAACCTGCTGGTCGGCAATCTGACTGCTGCCGGTGTTGGCTTCACCATGACGGCTTCGTCTACGGTTGTATGCGCTGAACTTGACTGGGTTCCGTCTGTCATGGAACAGGCGGAAGACCGCGCATGGCGACGCGGACAAAAGAACGCCGTCCTGGTTCAGCACCTAGTCGTTGAGGGGAGCCTAGATGCCCACCTCGTGGAGGTGCTTCTGGCGAAGCAAGAAATTGTTTCTGCGGCGCTTGACGTAAGCCATACTGACGTGCGATAGGACCGCTTACATGAGCACAACCAAACGCCCCGGCCTGATCCTCACCTCCAATGGCAACCAGTTCGACGTTGCCAACCCGTCCGCAGACGATGTGGACGTGGAGGTGATCGCGCATGCGCTGTCGAATGCCTGCCGGTTCGGGAACCAGACGCGATCCTTCTACTCCGTCGCACAGCACTCGGTGATCGTCTCGGTGTTGGTGCCGGACTTCCTGGAACTGCCGGCGCTGCTGCATGATGCGACCGAGGCCTATCTGCACGACCTCCCCCGTCCAGTGAAGGCCCTGCTTCCGGAATACAAGGTTCTGGAGGCTCGTCTAGCGAGGGTGATCGCGAAGGCGTTTCAGCTTCCGAAGAACATCTTCGAGCACCCCATCATCAAGCAGATGGACAGCAAGCTCCAGGCGATGGAAGCCCAGGTTCTCATGGAGAACCCCGCTGCCGTCTACGAGTGGTGCGGCGGTCGACCGGATCAGACGATCTTCGACATCGACAACACCTTCAAGCCGATGACACCGCTGGAATCGAAGCGGTTCTTCCTGACGCGATATGAGTGGTTGAGATGGGGGCCGCGATGACAGCAATCACGACACTAGCGCCGGTAACCGATCCCGCGATGATCGGCTCGAACTTCAAGCGGCGCGAACTGGACTTCTATCCGACACCGGAATGGGTGAGCGCGGCGGTGCTGCCCACGCTGAAGGCACTCCGTCCTGACATCACCACAGCGTGGGAATGCGCCTGTGGCGATGGTGCCATGTCTGAGGTTCTGAAGGAGCAATACTTGGTATGGTCCTCGGACATCTTCAACTACGGATACGAGGACGCAGTCCACACCGACTTCCTGGCCGTGCCGGACAATTACCACAGCAAGCGGGCGATCATCACCAACCCGCCATACGGCGATCTCGCCGAGGCGTTCATCCGCCAAGCATTGCGGCTGACCAAGCACCATCGCGGAATGGTCGCCATGCTGCTCCGGAACGAATACGACACCGCGAAGGGGCGCGTCGACCTGTTCAATCAGTATCCGTTCGCCTGCAAGCTGGTGCTCACGACGCGCCCCAGGTGGATACCAGGGACGACCGGCGCGCCGCGACATTCCTACGCTTGGTTCATCTGGGACTGGGAACACTTCAAGCCTCCGATGCTCCGTTACCATGTGCGAGGGGGTAATTCCGAATGACACGACTCACGCAAGCCAACATCACGAAGGTCTATCCTGCGCTACTGAAGAAGTATGGCAGCCAGCGGGAAGTGGCCTGCGTTACAGGCGTGCCTCGCTCGACGATCCAGGAGTGGTTGAAGAACGCAGCGGCGACGCAATTCACCTCACGCAAGCAGGCGAAGCCCGTCATCATCGCTGCACCGCGCCGGGAGACGAAGCGGTTCATATTCACGTCCGCGCAGGACAACACCTCCGTCCACGAAGGATTCATGGACAACCTGGAGTCCTACGCCGCCTACATCGGCGCCAAACTCCATGTCGGTCGGTTCACCTACAACAAGCGCCTGTTCGAGGACAATCGGAAGGATGCAGCCAACTACTGGCATGAGCGCATACTTCCTTATGTCACCGACGACCAGTTCCACCTGGGTGACGACTTGGTCTTCTGCGGCGAGATGAATACGCTGCCGACCGCGACCGCGCCGCTGACCGGCTTCCACACCTACACGCGCCACAAGTCCGGCATCTTTCCGCACGCCAAGATTCAGCTTGTCAGCGTTCCGACGATGATGGGCACGCGACCGAAGATCATCATGACGACGGGCGCCTGCACGCTGCCCAACTACGTGCAGCGCCGCGCCGGCATCCTAGCGGAGTTCCATCACCAGATCGGCGCCGTCATCGTCGAGATCGATCGCGACGGCGACCACTTCTGCCGGCACCTGATCGCAGAGAAGGATGGCAGCTTCCAAGACCTGACGCGCTATGTGAGCGGCGGCACCGTAGTCGACGGATGCTCGGTGCAGGCGATCACCTGGGGTGACATCCACCTGGAGAAGATGGACCCGCAGGTGGCCTACGCGTGTTGGGGGATCGGCGCGACCGACATTGTAGGACGTGCCGACTCCATGCTTGAGGTGTTGCGCCCCCAGTTCCAGTTCTTCCACGACACAACCGACTTCACCTACCGCAACCACCACAACATCAAGGACCCGCACTTCCGCTATCAGATGTGGCAGAACAACACCGAGAGCGTGGAATACACGTTCATGAAGGTTCAGCGGTTCCTGATCGACACCAAGCGGGACTGGTGTCGCACGATCGTCGTCGAGAGCAACCACGACGTGGCAGTGAAGCGGTGGCTGAAGGAAGCCGACTGGCGTTTCGATCCGCCCAACGCGAAGTTCTACCTGCGCGCCCAGGCCGCGATCCTGGATGCGATCGATCGGGGTGACAGTCTCAACGTCCTGGAATGGGCGGTGAAGAACAACGACCCTGCCGGCCTCTACGGCGTCATCTTCCTGCGCGAAGACCGGAGCTTCATGGTCGGCGACATCGAGTGCGGTCTTCACGGTCACCTCGGTGGTAACGGGGCGAAGGGATCGCCGCGTCAGTTCACCAAGATGGGGCCTAAGGCCAACACAGCGCATACGCACTCGGCTGGGATCATCGACGGCATCTTCACTGCCGGCGTCAGCGGCAAGCTGGACATGGGATACAACAAGGGCCTCTCGTCGTGGTCGCACTCGCACATCGTCGTCTATCCGAACGGTCGAAGGACCATCGTGACGATGGCGAACGGGAAGTTCTGCGCGCTGTAGGGTAAGGGAGACTGACGTGCGTGAGAAGAAGAGACCAAATCGATCGGTCGAAGGCGTAGCCCATCGAAGTCTGTCCGATCAAATGCGCCGGCAGCAAGTCCAGGTGGCGATGCCCATCTGGGCCGACCGAGACCTCATGGTGGAGAAGTTCATCGAGGCCGTCGCCAAGACACGCATCACCGGCATCCCTCATGAGGTGGATCACATCGTGCCATTGAAGGGTAAGAACGTGAGCGGTCTTCATGTGCATCACAATCTGCAGGTGCTCACGAAGCGGGAGAATCAGAGGAAGACGAACCGGTTCGAGGCGATGGCTTGACCATTCCTCGCATCCGCACCGCCATATTTGATGTGGAAACCAATGGGCTGCTGCCCACGCTGAATCGCATCCATTGTCTCGGCATCCGAGACTACGATCGCCGTGTCACCCACCGCTTCCGGCGCAACGACGTGATGGACAACATCATCGAAGGCGTCGAGCTTCTCGAAGACGCCGAGATGGTGGTGGGGCACAACATCCTGCACTTCGACATCCAGGCGATCGACAAGTGCTACGAGGACTTCACGCTGCGCGGCAAGATCATGGACACGCTGCCCATGTGCCGCATGGTCTTCGCGAACCAGAAGGACAAGGACTTCCGCCTGTTCGAGAAGGGGAAACTGCCCGGCAAGCTGATCGGCTCGCACACCCTCGGCGCCTGGGGTCACCGGCTCGGGCTGAACAAGGGCGACTACAAGGACGTGATGGAGGCCAAGGCCAAGGAACTAGGCATCACGGACGAGGAGGAGATCGCCAAGTTCGTCTGGGGCCAATGGAGCATGGACATGGAGGACTACATGGTCCTCGACGTCGACGTGAACGTGCTCCTCTATGAGCGCATCCTGCGTGAGAACTGGGCGCCATCCTCCACCCAGCTAGAGCATGCCATCCATGACCTGATGGGGCAGCAGGAGCGCAACGGCATCGACTTCGACGTTCCCGCTGCCACAGCCCTTGCAGACCACCTGCAAGCAGAAGCCTCACGCCTGTCGGACGAAGCCGTCAAGCATTTCGGCAAGTGGTGGAAGCCGGCAAAGAAGCATCAGGTCAAAGCCTTGTGGGACGACCCCGAGGGCAAGAACAAGGCGAAGACCTACGCCGCGCCGCGCGCCGAGTTCGGCGAGGACATGAGCCGCGCCGTGTGGGGAGAGGTCACGGTCCCGAAGAAGCGGATGGTCTTCAAGGACGTCCTGAAGGGCACACGCGACCCGGAGGCGCCATACTGCGCGATCACCCTGGCGGAGTTCAACCCCAACTCCAGGCCGCAGATCATCGATCGCTTCACGACGGTCTACGGGTGGAACCCGGTCGACTTCACAGAGACCGGCAACCCTGAGGTCAGCGACTCCGTCCTGCGCACGCTGATCGGTCACATCCCGATGGCGGAGGAACTGGCGGAGGTCTTCTACTACAAGAAGCGCCTGGGGATGATCCGCGACGGCGCCAACGCGTGGCTGAAGCTGGCGCAGGACGGCAAGATTCACGCCTACGTCAACGTCGGAGGCACGATATCGGGACGCGCCAGCCATGTCAGCCCGAACCTTGCGCAGGTCCCCAAGGTCAAGAGCAGAAAGGTCAAGCAGACCGACGACACTTTCAAGACAGTCATCCTGAAAGGGCGCGAAGGCTTCCACGGCTGGGAGTGCCGCAGCCTCTTCTACGTCCCTCAGATCATCAAGGACTTGCGCTGGATGATGACAGGCATCGACCTGTCAGGCATCGAGCTACGCTGCCTTGGCGAGGCCCTGAGGCCCTTCGACAACGGCGCCTATGCTGAGATCGTCCTGAACGGCGACATCCATACCCACAACATGGTCATGGCTGGCCTGGACAACCGCGACAAGGCCAAGACGTTCATCTATGCGCTGGTCTACGGTGGTGGCGACACGAAGCTCGGCTCGATCATCAACCCGCTGGCTTCCGAGGAGGAGCAGGCGAGGATCGGGGCCATGCTTCGCGACCGGTTCATGGCTGGTATTCCAGCTTTCGCCGCCCTGATGAAGCAGATCAAGCGGTGGGCGAAGCGGGGCTACATGCCGGGGCTGGATGGGCGCAAGCTCTACATCCGTTCGCCGCATAGTGCCCTGAACACCAAACTCCAGTCCGAGGCGGCGCTGATCGCCAAGAAGTGGTGCCTCCTCACCGAGGACTATCTGCTGGACTCCGGCTACAAACACGGCTGGGACGGCGACTTCGCCGCCCTGCTGTGGGTCCATGACGAGCAGCAGTATGCAAGTCGCGAAGAACTGGCGCCGATCGTCGCCCAGTGCGCCATCACGGCGGCGGCGGATGCAGGCAAGTTCTTCGGTTACCTGACGCCCGTAGCCGCCGAGGCGAAGCACGGCAACAACTGGGCCGAAACGCATTAGTATGCGCGTAATTCTGGTTGACACGCGACGTTCTGACGTGCTTGAACGTCATTCATACTGACGAGGTGCCTATGGCAAAGACCCCAACGCTGAGCATTCCTTTCGGGTGTTTCGTCCTATCGACGACCTTTGCCTTATGCAAGTCACGAGGCATTGTGGATTGGTCATGGTGGCTGATTGCTTCTCCGCTGCTCTTCCTGGTCGCCACCTACTACCTGATCACCGTCGTCGACGTAGGCGTTCGCTCGGCCTTGGAGAAGGCTGTCATCACGCAAGAGGTGTTGCTGCTACCCGATCCTGAAGTCGTGCCGCCGGAAGCCGACAAGACGGGCGAGCCGTGACCAACGTCATCCTCTTCGACACCGAGACGACCGGCAAGCTCGCCCACCAGGAGCGGTCGACATCGGAGGCTCAGCCTTCCCTGGTGCAGCTTGCAGCGCGCCTGGAGGACTTCGACACCTCCGAGCCCCTGGCGGAGATCAACCTGATCATCCAGCCGGCGGGATGGACGATCCCCGCCGAAGCGAGCGCGATCCACGGCATCTCTCACGCCAAAGCCATGGACTGTGGCGTCACTCTGGCGAACGCGTGCTTCCTATTCCGCGACCTGATGTCAGCCGCAACTATCGCCGTCGCCCACAACATCGACTTCGATCGCACAATCATGCAGCGGGCGTTCTTCATGGCGGAGGTTCCGGAGATCGACTGGAACCGACTGTCCAACGTCTGCACGATGAAGGCAGCGACTCCCATCGTGAAGATCAAGCACCAGCGTCCGAAACATCCAAACGATTTCAAGTGGCCCAAGCTGGAGGAGTGCATACGTCACTTCTTCAATGAGCCCCTGAACGGTGCCCACGACGCTCTGATCGACGTGCGAGCCTGTGGTCGCGTCTACCGCGAACTGCTGAAGCTGGGAGTGGTGTGATGGCAAGTCCCCGCGTCGAATTCTGGGATGTCTACGTTTCAGGTGACAAGGGCTCGCAGGAACTTCTGGAGATGCTTATGCGCAAGGGCGTCTCCCATCGTGTCCATGACATCCGGCGTCTCGACGAAGATGGGCAGCGCAGTGCCCTACGGACTCTCCTGGAACTGCGTCTCAACACCGTTCCGCAAGTCTTCGCCGATGACGGCACGTATGTCGGTGATTTCGACATCGTCTACGGCGCCCTTTCCCGTCTCGCAACCCTTCATGTTTTGAGGTGACCGCATGCCCAGTCTGAAAGACCACGCTCTGTCCTCCGCCATGGGCTGGAGGGGTTCCCCTGCTCTGTTCGCCGCGACTGCTGCGATGCTGGCGGGTGAGCAGACCGAGAACGCTGAGACGCTGGAGGCGCTGAAGGAATCAGCCGTCACGCAAACCGTCGTCCAGGCGGGGTCATTCGGCGAGGCGTTCGCCAAACTCCAGGCGCGTCCGCGCAAGTTCATCGCCGGCAGGAGCGTCGAGAAGGCGATCCGCAAGCACCAGCCGTTCGGCTCCTGGATCGCCATCGTCGTGAAAGACGGCCTGCGCTACGCGCTGCATGCCACGAAGGGGTGGCGTGTGATCGGGAAGGAGCACGCCTGACATGCAACTAGACTTCGACACCATCTTCCAGGAATACATCGACTCCAACAAGAAGGATTGGAAGCACGACCGGCGCGATACGGTCGGCGCCAGCGAGGTGTTCGACTGCCTGCGCAAGGTTTTCTTCCGCAAGCGATCGAAGGACCTTGTGAAGGAGGGCGCCCCGCTCTACCCGACCGATCCCGACTACGATCCTTCCTGGGGCGCCACGGAGCGCGGCAACATCATCGAAGAGCATTTCGTCGTGCCAGCGGTGCGCGACAACATGCCAGGAACCGCGAAGCTCCTGATGGCAGGCAAGGCGCAGAAAACGCTCTTCCACGGAAGGAACAGCGGCACGCCGGACGGCCTGATCGTCGGGCTGGAGCGCGACGCCCTGGCGAAATACGGCATCGACGACATCGGCTCCGACTGCATCGTGCTGGAGATCAAGTCAATCGATCCTCGCGTCAACCTGCGAGAGGAGAAGGACATCCACCACGGTCAGACGCAGGCGCAGATGGGCATGATCCGGCAGTTGACGGAATACAAGCCGAACTATTCGATCGTGCTCTACATCGACGCCAGCTTCCTCGACAACCGCAAGGTGTTCGTCGTCCCCTTCGACGCGCATGCCTGGGGTGTTGCACAGAAGCGAGCAAACCGTGTGTGGGAGACCAAAGACCCCGCAGACATCATGGCGGAAGGCAAACTCGACGGCGGCTGCGAGCACTGTGAATACCAGAACGCCTGCGCCTTGGTGACGATCGGCTCCATCCCACCGGATCGTCTGAAGGAGATGGAGGAGCAAGACGTCGAAGCTGTCGAGCCGTTCATCGACGACTGGGATCGGCTGAAGAACGCATCCGATGAAGCTGCGGCGGCGTTCGAGGAGCACAAGCTGAAGCTGAAGGAAGCCCTGAAGGGGCTCAACTCCAGGAAGATCGCCAAGAAGGACGGCAAGAAGAGCCTCTGGTCAGTCTCCTGGTATTCCCAGAACGGGAAGAAGTCGATCGATGTGAAGCGTCTCGTGGAGGAGAACGGTATCGATGCCACTCCCTACGAGAAGACCGGCGATCCGTTCGACGTTCTGCGCGTAACTATTTCTGACTAGGCGCGCGTTTTCCGTTGACAGCGTGGCTTACCCTCGTTAGTTAGAATGTCACATGACCGATGGAGACTGGGAGATGAAGAAATGAGCGAAGTAGCAACGACGACGACCGGAGGTGCCCTCGGCGCCTACGGTGGTGCCGATCCCTTTGCCGCTGCGGCGGCGGCGCTCGGTGCCGGTGAAGGCAACTTCCTGAAGTTCAATGGCAACACCGGGGACTTCACCTACGGGCAGAAGGACGAGGAACTGCCGCACGGCACACAGCTTGCCGCCGACATGCTGAACTTCGCACGGGGCTGGATTTGCTGGAAGGACGGCGAGGTCGAGGACGAGATCATGGTCCCGATCCTCAAGGGGGAACCGCCCCTGGAGCACACGCTGCCGGACCACGGTCCCTACGAGAAGCATGACGACGGCAGCGAGGACGGCTGGGCCGAACAGGCCAAGATCGGCCTGCGCGACGTAGAGACCGGCGAGACCTACCTCTACAAGACGACCAGCAAGTCGGGTCGCCGTGCCCTCGGCCAACTCCTGAAGGACTTTTCCAAGCTGCACCGGATGCACCCCGGCGAGACGCCGGTCGTGGAGATCAGCGGGCAATCCTACACCCCGAAGGACAAGAAGCTCGGCAAGAAGTTCGCGCCGATCTTCAAGATCGTAGGCTGGATGAACGATGCCGATCTGGCCCAACTCGACGAAGGTTCGGACGCGCCGGAGACCGCGAAGGGCGGCGCCGATGATCCGGCGAACTACGAGCAGCAGCAGCAGCAGCCGGCGGCGACGGAGACCACAGCAACGGCGGCGGCGTCGCGTGAACGCACCGAGACCCCCACGACCCAGCCAACGGACGCACCGGCAGCAGCCGGGCGACGCGCCAAGCGTTTCTGATCCGACGAACGGCTGGGCTTACCCTCCTCTCAGGCGCTTTGGCTGTCTCAGTGCCTGGGGGGAGGGTCTCCTTCTCTACTTCAAAATGCCTTGAAAGGTAACGCCACATGGCGCTTCCCGTCTTGTCACCGATGCAGCACCAAGCCGTCAAAGCAACGCACGACTGGTTCGTGAACGGCGGCGCACGTCAGGTCGGGACTGACAATGCCAGGGAATTCCTTCTCGGTGGCTACGCTGGAAGTGGCAAGTCGACGATCCTGCCGGTGATCGTGGACGACCTCGGCGTCGACCCCAGCTACATCGAGTTCTGTGCGCCGACCGGGAAGGCCGCGAAGGTCATGACCGAGAAGCTGAAGGCCTACGGCATCGGCAAGCGCGCAAGGACGATCCATTCCCTAATCTATCGCCCCAAGCCACTGCGCGCCGAGGTGCTGGAGAAGAACCTGTCCGACCTGAAAGGTCAGCGTGACGCGGTTCTGCAGCGCCTCCACGAGGACGGCGTGGGCAGCGACTGGCAGAAGGACGAACGTCTGATCGAGATCGATCGCGCCATCAAGATCACCGAGAAGGACCTGGACAAGGCCTACGACCACAGCGAAGGGCCGAAGTTCCAGTTGAACCCAGATGGCGATGCCAGCAAGGCGCGTCTGATCGTCATCGATGAGATTTCCATGGTCGGCGAGGCCGTCGCGGACGACCTGCGCAGCTTCGGCGTTCCTCTGTTCGGCATGGGCGATCCTGGTCAGCTTCCGCCTGTCGGCGATCAGCCCGGCTTTCTGAACCGTGACCCGGACTTCTTCCTGTCCGAGATTCACCGGCAGGCGGCGGACAACCCCATCATTCGCATCGCCAACATGCTGCGCAACGGTGAGAGCTTGAAGGTCGGGAACTATGCTGGCCCGACGCAAGACGACTGGGTGCATGTTGTCGATCGCATGCGCGACACAGCGACCTACGACCTGGACCGGGATGCACAACTGATCGTCGGCACGCATCGCAAGCGGTGGTTCATCACCGACAAGCTGCGCCAGCGTCTCGGCTACAAGTCGACAGGGCCGGTTGCCGGCGAGCCGCTGCTGATATGCAAGAACAGCCGCACGGTCCCCGACTTGGTCAACGGCACCTTCGTGGAATGCCTGGAAGACGTCGGCTACCTGAAGGATGGCAAGGCGACAGTCCCGATCTCGATCCGCGACGAACTTGGAGCGGCACGGACGGTGATCGCCTGTCAGGGGCTGCTGGAGGAGCACGTCCTTCGCCGGAAGAATGCCGCCACGGCGCCGAAGAGCCTCGCCTTCAAGGCGCGCATCGAGGCGGAGCACGTCGACTGGGGCTGGGCGATCACCTGCCACAAGTCGCAGGGATCGCAGTGGGACGAGGTGATCGTCCACGACGAGTCCGGCGTGTTCGGCGAGGACGCTGCGAAGTGGGCCTACACCGCTGCGACCCGCGCCGCGCGCCGTCTGACGATCGTGGTTTGACCTTAGGCGTAAGGAAAACTGACGCATGACATTCAAAGTCTACTTGGCGGGCGCGATTTCCGGACTGACCTACGATCAGGGTCAGGATTGGCGAGTGCAGGTCAAGGAAGCCCTGGCGCCGGAGATCGCGTGTTACTCGCCGCTGCGTGCGAAGGACTATCTGCGCAGTGCTGGCGTGCTGGAGCAGTTCTACGAGAGCACGCCGCTCAGCACCGATCGCGGGATCATGACGCGTGACTACAACGACTGCATCACGTCCGACCTGATCTTCGTCAACCTTCTGGGTGCGACGCCACGCGTCAGCATCGGAACCATGATGGAACTTGGCTTTGCCTACGCACACCGCAAGCCGGTTGTCATGGTGATCGAGGATGACAGGAAGAACATCCACGATTATCCGATGGTTCGTGAGGCGGTCGGCTTCCGCTTCAACAACATCGAAGGCGCCATCTGGGCGACACGGGCGATCCTGCTGGCTGACCCCGGTGCAATCCGCCCGCATCCGCACATCAACCCTCCGCCTGCTGCAGAGGTGCGCGCTCCCTCCAACGCCCCTGCCTTTGACCAGATGCTCGCGCGAGAGATCGAGCGAGAGAAAGCAGCAGCGCGAGGCGCAGTCGGAACAACTCTTCTGGAGGATTTCGAGGAACGAGAAGAGCGCGAGCGCCGGAGCTACACGCGATGACCAAGATCATCGGCATCGCCGGTCGCAAAGGCCACGGCAAGGATACGGCGGCGCAGGCTCTCCTCGACGAAGGCTACGTGAACGTCAAGTTCGCTGGCGCCCTGAAGGTCATGGTGAGGGCGTTCCTCGCCTACGTCGGCGTCAGCCCTGACACCATCGAGCGCATGATCGAGGGTGACCTGAAGGAGGTGCCCAACGAGCACTTCGGCGGTAGGACGACGCGATACGTCCTGCAGACCCTCGGCACCGAGTGGGGCCGCGAGATGGTGTTTGACCGCATCTGGGTGAACGCCTTCTCCTCCCGCGCCAAGCGGTTCGATAAGGTCGCCTGCACCGACATGAGGTTCCCCAACGAGGTCGACGAGGTGAAGGCGCAGGGTGGGACGACGGTTCGCGTCGTGCGTCCGAATGCACCACGCACCGCCGGTAGCGACCATCCGTCCGAGGCACTGATCGACACGCTGCACGTCGATCACGTCATCGCCAACGACGAGGGGATCGAAGAACTGCACCGGAGGATCGCCGCCATCGCGTATTGGAGGGACCATGCGTAGTCTCCTCACGCGAATCTTCGGCAAGCCGCAGATCATCGGTGGCATGGATGGCGACAGTCCGACCTATCTCTGCCGGTGGTTCGTCATCCCGAAGTTCAACAAGAACGGCGTTCGTCGTCCTTTCTCCGTATATCTTCACAACTTCAACCGTAGTGACGATGACCGCGCTCTGCACGATCATCCGTTCTGGAACTGTAGCATATTGCTGAAGGGTTGCTATCTGGAGCACATGCCCGGCGGTGTAGTGAAGAAACGGTATCCATTCTTGCCTGTGTTCCGTCCTGCCAGTGCAGCCCATCGAATCGAACTGATCGACGGCAAGTCAGTTTGGACGCTCTTCCTGACAGGAAGAAAGACCCGTGAATGGGGGTTCTACTGCCCAGTCCGTTGGAAGCACTGGACGATGTTCGAACACGACAACGGCTGCGGGGAGGACTTAAACATGCCCGAGATCGACCTGAGGCGAATCGAGGTTCGCTACACGAATGGCGACGCCGACACCTTCCTGGCGACGCAGACGGAGGCCGAGAAGGTCTTCGATAACATCGCGGAGGAAGCCTTCGAGTTCGTCCACACACGCGGACGGACGGTGATCTTCTCCAGGGACGTCTCCCGCGTCACCATCGGCCTGAACCAATGAAGGTCGTCGTCTACTTCAAGGAAGGTGGCGTCGAGACTTTTCGCTGCTCGATAGTCCAGGCCTGCGACTTCCGCGACCTGTCTGTGATGCGCCTGCACAAGGTAGCGGTGCTGCGTCACCGGAAGGGTCAGACACATTTCGACTGGAGCGACATCCAGTCCATCACGATCGAAGGGCTTTGATATGAGCACTTTCCGCCTGCAGGTTCTTTTCAAAAATGGGAGCGAGAAGACCTACGACTTGAGCGAGGAGAGCGCCGACATTGCCCTCAATGGGCAGTTCAAGGACGGCATTCACCCCTACCACTTTCCTCATGCTGAAGGGCAGGCAGTCATCATGAAGAACATGGTTATGGCCATCAACGTCCAGGAGATCGCGGAATGACAATCTCAGCACGCGTCCTCGCCGACAGCATCTCCCATGGCTCGCGCAAGCGCCTGACCACATTCGAGCTTCGCTATCCCCGCTTCATTCACGCGGAGGAACTGACGCACCGCATCCTGTCGACGTCGCCGGAGATGGTCGAGACAACCCACATTCCGGATGGCGTGATGTATGACAGCGACCTGTCGCGTAACGCCTCCTCCTCTCGCGCCACGCCGATCAACTCGCTGATCGATGCCGTGCGCAAGGACCCTGCGATGCCGATCCGCTGGGGCCTCAACGGGGCCGGCATGCAGGACCATGGCGAGATGTCCCCCGAAGGTGCGGAGGCCTGCAAGAAGCTCTGGCTGGCGGCGCGTGACGCACAGATCGGCTACGTCGGCAAGCTGCTTAGGCTGACGGAGGTCCCCCACAAGCAGACGGTGAACCGGCTGCTGGAGCCATGGTCGCACATCACCGTCGTGGTGACGGCGACCGAGTGGGCGAACTTCTTCGCCCTGCGGCGCCACAAGGATGCGCAACCGGAGATCAAGGAACTGGCGGACCAGATGTGGGAGGCGCGTGAGGCGTCCACGCCACGCGTTCTGCTGCCGGGGCAGTGGCATCTGCCCTATTTGGAACTGCACGAACTGGAGAACACCGAGACGACGCTCGATCTTGCCATCAAGGTCTCCGTCGCTCGCTGTGCCCGCACCTCCTACAAGAACCACCGGAACAAGGTCGCCACGATCGAGGAAGACGTCGCGCTCTATGACCGTCTGGTCGGCGGCGTCCCGCTGCACGCATCGCCGGCTGAGCATCAGGCGACACCGGACGGCTACAAGCTGTTGCTCGACACCGAGACGATGAAAGCGACGGCGCAATACGACCATCCCGAACTACATGGCAACCTAGTCGGATGGGTGCAATACCGCAAGACGTTGCTGAATGAGAATATCACGAAGGAGGCCTGAAACATGGCGAAGTGCATTATAACGCTACAGGACCAGGAGACGGAGAACAAGCAAGTCGGCGTCTCCTTCAACATCCGGATCGAATTGTCCGAGGAGGAGCAGACTTCGACGAACCTTTCGGCAGCCATGCTTCTGGCTGCACACTACGGGCACATCTTCAACGACCAGGGAGTCGACCTACGCGAAGTCGAAAAGCGCGTGATCCGCGAAGCTCAGGAGCGCGATGCCAAGAAGAAGGCCGACCTGCGTGCGACACTGATCGACGTCGCCGCCATCCCGGTCGGTAACGCGTGACCGAGGAGGAGAAAGATCGTCTACGGACTCGTCTGAACGAATATCGGCAGCAGGGTCTATCCCGGCAGCAAATCGCTGACGCGCTTGGGAAGACGATCTATGAGGTGAAGCGCCTGATCAAGACACTGGGCGTCCAGGGGCGCGTTGTCGTCAAGGCGCCGCGTAAAGCGAAGAAGGAACGGGAGAAGCCACGCTACTCCCCGCTCGATGAAGGCGAGACGGTGATCGAGAAAGCCAGGGCTGTCCTGGGAGCCCGCATGAGTGAAGACCATCGCGGCTACATGCTGGACGGGCGTCCCTGCTCCTCGTGGGCTATCCTGAAGGCCGCAGGCGTCACTCCTGCTCCGGTGCGTAAGCAATCTTGACACTGGCGTCAGGCTAAGATAGCCTCGTCGCTTCACTGTTCGTTTCCATCACATCTGGCGCGTTTCCAGAGCGGCGAAACCGCTGTGGGATTTTTGCGCCTTGAGGAGTTCTGCCATGTCGAATTTTCGTCCGATCGCCGCCGGTATGGGTCAAGCAGTGGCGGAGAGGACGATCTTGCGGCGGAAAGCGAATGGTGAGTTGGAAGACTGGGGAGACGTGGCAGATCGGGTTTCACTGGGCAACGCGATGTTGATGCCAGCCACCGATTGTTCCAAGTTCCTGGTCGAGTGGGATTTGCTTCGTCATCATATCGCCAACGGCAACACCCTCATGTCCGGTCGGCACCTCCAACACGGCGACGTTTTCCAGCCGGGTCGCAACCTCGAAGTCTTCTCGAACTGCTCTACCAGCGCCACCAGTTTCCTGCTGTTCTACCTACTCCTGAACGGCTCCGGCGTCGGTCGCTGCTACGATGACGACATGATGCTGGTCGACTGGAATAACGCCCCTTCGCTTCGCTGCGTGCTGGACACGGCGCACCCCGACTTCGACTACGCCGCGCATGAGAGCAAGCGCGATGCGCTGCACAAGTATGGCAGCGGCAAGGACGTCATGTGGCACGAGGTTGACGACAGCCGTGAAGGCTGGACCAAGGCGGTCGAGATTTGGGAGAACGCCGCCTTCGAGCGCATCCACGCCCACAAGATGCTGATCCTGGACTTCAGCAAGGTGCGTGCGCGGGGGTCGCCGATCGGTGGCATGCAGAACCGCCCGGCGTCCGGCCCCGTGCCACTCATGTGCGCCCTGGACAAGGTGGCGACCCTCAAGGGCTCCGGCATCGCCCGCTGGCTTCAGGCCATGTATGTCGACCACTACCTCGCGGAGTGCGTGCTGGTCGGCGGCGCGCGGCGCGCGGCGCGCATGAGCACTAAGCACTGGAGCGACCCGACGATCTTCGACTTCATCACGGTCAAGCGCCCGATCGAGTATGTTGGCAAGACCGTCGAGGAGATCACGGCGCTCCGCAAGGCTTCCGCCCCCATGTCTTTCCTTTGGTCGAGCAACAACTCGATCATGGTGGACGAAGAGTTCTGGGACCTAGTGAAGTCCACATTCAAGGTCCAGGACGCGCGGACGCAGCACGCCAAGAAGGTCTTCAACCTCGTCTGCGAAGCCGCCTACGCGGATGGAACCGGCGAGCCGGGCTTCATCAACTGCGACAAGCTGATCCAGAAGGACGACGGCTGGACAGACCTGAACCGTGGCGACTACATCGGCGGCACGAAATACTTCGTCGAGGACGACACGCAAATCCTTCTGAGCAAGCTGGCGAAGCGAGCGAAGAAGAAGAAGCACCACATGATCGTCAATCCGTGCGTGACCGGGGACACCGTCATCGCAACCGTTGATGGTCCAAAGACATTTGCTGAATTGGCTGAAGAAGGCGATGACGTCCTAGTCTACGCTTGGCATCCGAAAACGAAGCTACCCGTCGTTCGGATGATGCGCTGCCCTCACAAGACTAGGTTCAATGTTCCGGTCATCGAAGTCGAATTCGACAGCGGTCTGAAAGTCAGAATGACCCCTGACCATTCCCTCTTCACCTTTCGTGGTAAGAAGATCAAAGCCAAAGACCTAAAGGTCGGTAAGTCCGTTCGGGCTTTCTCGATGTCCAAGCACCGCGACGGGCATCTGAGAGCGCATGCTTGGGATGATGTAACAAACTCCGCCAAACACCAGTGGGTCCACCGCATGATCTGGGAGAACGAGAATGGCCCTATCCCTGAAGGCATGTGCGTTCATCACATCGATGAAGACAAAGAGAACAACGTGACCAGCAACATGGAGTTGGTCACCGATGTGGAACACAACAAAATTCACTATGCGGCTCGCTTTGCCAACGGGTTCGACGGCACCTGTGCCAACCACAAGGTTGTCGCGATCAGGGATGCTGGCACAGCAGACGTTTACAACGGCTGCGTTGATGACGCCCATACCTACATCATCGTCGATCCGGAACCGGTTGCTGGCATCCTGTCAGGCATCGTATCTGCAAACTGTGGTGAGATCGCTCTATCCCTGCTCGGCGGCTTCTGCGTCATCGCAGACGTCGTCCCCTTCCACGCCGAATCGCTCAGCGAGGCCGAGGAGTGCTTCCGTGTCGTCACCAGGGCGCTGATGCGCGTCAACCTGATGCGATCCGTCTACGACAAGGAGGTCGCCCGCACGAACCGCATCGGCGTCGGCATGACCGGCGTCCACGAATTCGCCTGGAAGTTCTTCGGTCTCGGCTTCCACGACCTGATCCACGAGGAGAAGTCGCAAGCGTTCTGGAATACCTTGGCGCGGTTCAGCCGCGCCGTGCGTGACGAGGCACACAGCTACGCCAAGGAACTGGGCGTCAAGGTTCCGCACACGATGACGACGATCAAGCCGGCAGGCACTACCAGCAAGCTCTTCCTGCTGACCGAAGGCTGGCATCTTCCGTCCATGCGTGAGTTTGTCCGATGGGTGCAGTTTCGTTCGGACGATCCGCTGGTCCAGACCTACAAGGATGCCGGCTACCCGACCAGGGAACTGGTGACCTACGGCGGCACGACGATCGTCGGCTTCCCCACGGCGCCAACCATCACAACCCTCGGCATGGGCGACAAGCTGGTTACGGCATCGGAAGCGACGCCTGAGGAGCAGTTCACATGGCTTCGTCTGGGAGAGAAGTATTGGATCAATGGTGGACTGGAAGCCGATACCTACGGCAACCAGATAAGCTACACGCTGAAGTATCTTCCGTCGAAAATCTCCCTGGAGGACTTCAAGATCATGATGGCGACGAACCAGTCAACTGTCCGGTGCTGTTCGGTTCTGCCGCAGGAAGAGAATTCCAGCTACGAATATCTTCCGGAGCAGATGGTCACCCAGTATCAATACATGGAGATCATGAAGCGGATCAAGGGGACAGGCGTCAGCGAAGACATCGGCAAGGAGCACGTCGACTGCGCAGGGGGAGCCTGTCCGGTCGATTTCCAGGAAGGGGCGAAGGCATGAAACAGGACGAACCTTCGATCCTGGGCCTTCCTACAGACTACACGCCGCACATCAGCGACGCAGAACTATTGCGTCGAGCCGTCCAGAACGCCGGATGCCGTGGGCGTAAAGGAACTGTCGAGAGGTGGGTTACGGTGAAAGCGACGTTCCTTCTAGGTTCTGACTACTCAAAAGCCTTGTGCCAACGCTTCGGATTCAACCCAAATGAAAGGGTGAAAGCATGATCACTGTCGTCACGAACGGCCCGTGTCCCTGGTGCGTAAAGGTCAAAGGCCTTCTCCGGATGCACGACATCCAGTTCCAGGAGTGGGAGCCGGAGTTCCGCGACCTTCAGGTCGTCCTGGCTGATCATCACGTGGCGACAGTTCCGCAGGTGTTTCTGGATGACCCGCGCAGTCATCTGAAGGCCAAGCGCATCGGCGGCTACGAGGACACGCTGAAGTGGATCAATGGAGGGATGTCATGACCCTACGCATCAAGCTGCTGACGGACACTGCAACGGCGCCGACACGAGGGTCACCACTCTCTGCCGGCGTCGACCTGTATGCTGACATTCCCTTCAAGTCTTCCGGTGTTCAGATTCCTTCAGGCTGGCGCAAGCTGATCCCGACAGGTGTCGCCATGGCTCTGCCGCCGGGGTGCTATGGGCGTGTGGCGCCGAGATCAGGGCTGGCAACGAAGGAGGGCGTCAACGTCCTGGCAGGCGTCGTTGACGGCGACTATCGTGGCGAGGTGAAGGTGTTGCTGCACAACACAGGAGACTCCCTCGTCACAATCACGCACGGACAGCGCATCGCCCAACTGATCCTGGAGCAGTGTCTCATCGAGCCGGTCGAGGTGGTCGCCGATCTGGACGAAACTACGCGTGGAGCGTCCGGGTTCGGCAGCACAGGGCGCTGATCACTGACACAGGCGTCGCTTTCGCTTTCGTGAACGGCATTTCCGTGACCACGAAATTCGGAGCAACACGTTGATTTAACGCAAAATAACGGAGAAATAACGCTTCGCCGTTACACGCGCTTACACGGACGCCGTCATGTTCTCCATGTGTTCGGTTGAATTTTAAGCATTATGCGGGTAGTTAGTCATCCCGACGAAGGAAAGCCACGCTTTCAGCTTCGTCAGCTAAGTGAGAAGTGTGAAGAGACAGACTGCTAAGGATAGGTGAAAAGGAGATGAACGTGGCTCAGGATTTGATGAAGACGGTTGGTGGGCGCATCCGTGCTCTCCGAGAGAAGGAGAGCCTGACGCAGCAGGACATCGCCAAGATCATGGGCATGTCTCGTGCTGGAGTCGCCCAGTGGGAACTGAACGTCACCAGTGTGTCGATCCAGAAGGCTGTCGAACTTGCCAAGCTGTTGCACACGACGCCGCAGTTCCTGGCGTTCGGGATCGATGGACAGCCGAAGATCGAATACATCGAGCGTCCCGATTCGGCTCGCATCCCCGAGGTGATGTTCGGCGCTAAGCCGACCGAGGTTACGGAGCTTCGTAACTGGACGGTCCCGCAGGACTACCTGAAGGGCGAACTGCACGTCTTGTCGACGGAGAACCTGATCATCTGGCGTGTGGAGGGCTCCGACATGGCGCCGTCCTACGAATATGGTGACAAGGTCATCGTCGACATGAATGCGAAGCGCCCTTCTCCGTCCGGCATCTTCCTGGTTTGGGATGGTGTCGGGCCTGCGCTGCGGAACGTCGCAGTCGTGCCGGTCGGTGGCAAGCCAACGGCGCGAGTCGCGACGCTGGACGGCAAGGAGACGTTCGAGGTCGCTATCGACAAGCTGACCATCATCGGGCGGGCTCGTGGGGTTCTGAAGAACCTGTGACGTGAGGGTGTGTTTGATAGGCACACCCTCCCACACACGTCTGAGCTTCATCGCATGCACGCTTCCTGGTGCAGGGGTCGTGAGCCGGTTGCAGAAGTGCGGCATATTCATCGCGCTTCCACTGTGGCCATTTTGCAACAGCGTCTGAAGCTGCTGCCAGTTCGATGGCGAGCCATCCAGGAGGTGGGTTGAACTCCTTGGTCATGCGTCTCGCTCCAGCAAGATCGAATTGCGCCGAAGGGTCAGGAACCACTCCCGCTGGACGTTCCCACCGAATCGGTAGATCACCCACCACCCGATGCGAGCCTTCACGGCGACGCCACGAAAGCCGACCGCAGGACAGGGTGAGAACCAGACGCGGTGGCGTTTCATAGTCCTAGATCGCTTCCGGCGATGAACGCGCGAAGTTCCGCCGTCCTTGCAACCTTGCCGGCGTGGAAAGCCACATCGAGTATGCGGACAAGCTGCTGTGCCTGATACAGACTCGTGCAGTCGAAGGTCTGCCAATGTGGGCATCCGGGACCGATCACCTCCCAGCGGTCGCAGGATGGATCGTCGGGTTGGCAAGCTACGCGACTCATCGCACAGGCGTGCTGCAGCCCGTGTGGCTTCCACCCGTTGATCCTGGCGCTGCTCACGCTACCCACGCCATGCCGGTGAGGATGTCGTTCAGCAGATGCCCGCGCCGGTAGCTGCGCTGCCAGAACGCGATCAGGCGGACGAGGTATCCGGTGTTCATGCGGCCTCCTTTCTCCACTTCTCACAGAGACGATCCAGCGCCGTCTGACTGACGCGCCGCTTCCTGTTGATCACCACGCAGGGGAGTTTGCCGCTGTCGATCTGCGTCCTGACCCACTGCCGATCGAGGTCGAGCAGACCTGTAGCGGTCTGTAGGTAGACGGCAGCGTCGTCGAGACCCATCAACTTCATGGCGAGCCCGAATCCCTTTGCGCAATCCTTATGTGCGGAGGATGACAGGCTACCGGACGCACGTCAAGTCTGCTTACTTTGAAACTATCTCAAATGCGCCTCGGCCTCGGCGGTTGCCTCTGTGTGGCGAAAAAATTGTGGCAATTTGTGGCAGAAAGGGTCCGCCACAATACGCTGGAATACGCTCCAGGAAGCCAAACGTAAGTATTGGCGACCGTGTCAGCATACCCCCGTTTCCGGGTGATGTGCCTCTAAGTGATTGATTTAAGTGGGGAATTTGGTGGTGCCGACGCGGAGGGTCGAACTCCGGACCTACTGATTACGAAGCTAACGTGCGTCAGAATTACTTACAGTTCCTGTCTATCAACTTACGCTTTGGGCTTGCCGTTGTGGCTGATTTGTGGCTAAATCAGCCCGTTAGTCAGGTAAGCAGTAATGGCAAACATATCGACACGGACGTTCTTGGGCAAGGGCGGGCTGCCACAAACCCGCTATCAGGTGTCCTATTTCGATGGAGACGGGCGGCGAAAGCGTAAAGACTTCAAGTTGGCTCGTCAGGCAAAATCATTCGTCGAAAGCCTGACTGAACACCGGAAGGCTGGAGTCTCGTTCAGTGAGGCATCCGGAACCGAGAGTTTCGAGGACGCTACGGAGGTGTTCATCAAGGCCTGCGAGATCGGGCGCGACGGCAAACCTCCGCTGGAGCCGGCGACCTTGAAGGACTACCGCTGGCGCCTTGAGCGCAGGGTCTTCCCGGTCATCGGGAAGCTGAAGGTTGGTAAACTCACCCAGGACGATTTCGAGCGGTTGCGCGACACCCTCCTCGCCTCCGGCATCACGCGGGGGTCCGCCAAGCAGACGCTGCTCTACGCCAAGTCGGTCATGAACCACGCCGTGGCGCGGCGCGTCATCGCCGCCAATCCTGGGACGATCGTTAAGGTGCATCGGGACGCCCGGCGTGAAGCCGTCGCCCGACAGGGCATCCCTATCCACACCAAGCAAGAGATGACCGCCATCTTAGGTGCTGCCCGCGCCCTGAGTCAGACGACAGGTCGGCTTGCTTGGATGCGGAATGTCTGGGAGCGGTTCGAGCCGATGCTCCATGTCCTCGTCTACTGTGGGTTGAGAATGTCGGAACTGCGGGGCCTCCCTCGGGACGCCCTGGCGCGTGACGGGAAGACGATCCGCATCTACCAGCGAGCCGACATGGGCGGCGTCCTCGGTCCCCCGAAGTCGTCTCATGGGGCGCGCATCATCCACATCACGCCAGGGCTTGCGGAGAGGCTGCAGGCCTGGATGACGGCTAACCCTGGCGACGTGTCGGGGCTCATGTTCCCCACCGCCAGCGGGCTTCCTATCAGCCACCCCAACATAGCCCAGCGGATGTGGCGCAGGGTGCAGGAGAAGGCGGCGGTGACAATCCTCCACCCGCACGCCGCACGGCACTTCTACGCCTCCATGATGATCGACCAGGGGATGAACCTGAAGGCGCTTCAGGAGAGCCTGGGGCACCATGACCCCATGTTCACGCTGAAGGCCTATGGTCACCTGTTTCGCGACCCGGCGGACATCGCCATGAGGCAGGAGATGGCGGCGCGGATGCAGTCAGTGCTGGAGGACGAGGACTAGATGATGATCGAGAACAAAGGTGGCTGCGTGGATACAGCAGCCAAGCCGGGGGCGTATCCCGTGAACGTCACGGTCCCTGACGTAGGCGTCTCTGCAAGCCCGACAGAGACGACCTCACCAGTGAACACGATCGCACCTGATCCTGGTGAGGAGGAGACGTTCCCGGCCCCCGGAGCGAAGCCTGTGAAGACGGTCGAGCCGTAACTGGGTGCCGCCGTTTCGTCGAGGCTGGACGCGTGACCAGTGAAGACGATGGCGCCTGCCGGCGGCGCGGAAACCTGCCCTAAGATCGGTGCCACGCAGTGAATACGATCGAACCCGACAACGCGCTGATAGCTACGCTAACGGACGGAGCTTCGCCTGTGAAGACGACCGTTCCAGAGGATGGTGTCGACCCGTTGGTAGGTGCCGGTGCCTCACCTGTGTAGAGGATGGCGCCGGGGTCTGGCGCCGACGCAAAATCGATGCTTGGAGAATACCCTGTGAATAGCAGTGAGCCGGCATACGGCACTGACGTCTCGCTCAACGAAGGAGCGAATCCCGTCACCACAATAGCGCCTTGTGCAGGGGTCAGTGCTGTATTCGAAACCGGTGTGGAACCGGTGAAGGCGATCGCTCCTGCGGCAGGCGTAAGATAGACGTTAGCAGGGACGCCAGCCGTGACCCCACTTGGAACCGTGTAGGTGAACGTCGGTGCGAACTTCATCGTCACCGTATCAGCGGTAGTGCCATCCAACGTAACCGCAGGATACAGCGGCCCTGACAAAGCGGAGACGTCGAGACCACCAGTGTTGGTCGCGGGGTTCGCCGTCCCGCTGTTGTTCCAGTTGCCGGCGCCAATCTTGGCGTAGAATTTTCCGTTTACCGCGTCGTAGACGAAGGCCAGAACAGTGCCGGCGGTGATTGCCGCGCCGGTGACAATCGTGCTTCCGTTGACGTCGATGCTACCGTTTGGATGCAGCAGAGCACCGCCGGTCGCGTGTGCCCCCGCCAGTGATGAGAATGTGGCAGACCCGGATGCAATGCCGATGCCACTATTGGCGCCAGCAAAAGTGGTCGCTGTCGCTTCCCAATAGTAGGAGCCAGAGCCGAATGCGTTGACCGCACGAATGGCTGTGTTGGTTGTCATCTCAGGTCGTGCCGTAGAAGACTTTTTGGCTTGAACGGATCAGCGTCGTGTCTCCGCTCGCCAGTGCCGTGGTGAAGATGAACTCCGCGCTCCATCCAAGCCATTGGTCCGCACCTGCGCCACTCGCAGGTAGCGCATGTAGATAATAGACCCCGGTCGACCCGAAGTTGCCACTTCCGCCAAGACGACTGGTGCTCGTTCCGTTGAATATCATGTAGCTAATGTTACTCGTTAGCTGAGAGCAGAACTGAAATGACGTGTTATCGCTGAGAGCCACGGTAGAAGGCGTCACCTGACTGTTTCTTTGGCTCGACAATTTATTGTCTTCGGACGAAGGCGTCTCTTGAATATAGGCGAAACAACAACTGGTGTTGTTGTTGTAGGCCGTGGTGTCGCCGGTCGCCAGATACGCGGCAACACCGTTGTAGTTAGTCAAAGCTGAGACCGTGGCTGGATTGGAGACGCCGTGGCACGACATCGTGGTAGTCGTCCCTACCGTCGCGGTCGAGGACGTCAGATACGCCGTGCTACTTCCACTGATCGAAGGCAGTCCGTTGATCGGGTGCAGCAGCGCGCCGGAACTCACGACCTGAGGCTGATTGGCTGTCGTCGCCTGGGCAGCGTCGTAGCTCGACCCGGCCTGATCGTATAGCTTGCTGACGAAGCCGTTGCCGGCGCCGCAGAACGAAAGCAGGCTCGCGGTGTCTGTCAGGCCGTTGACGAAGCCGATGTCCTGCTCGGTGTTGTCCGAGCTTCACCTGACGCGGAAAGCCGAACCGGAATAGGCGTTCTTCAGCTTCCGGCCCATCGAATAGGCGGCGATCACGGTGGTCGACCCCGAGATGGAGTCAAGCAGGCCCAGCACGCCGACTGTCAGGTTGCTGTTCGAGAGAAGAGCATCCACCTCATCGGAAGGATTGAGAGATGTGTAACCTGACATCGGTCATACCTTACGGGCTATGCGTGACCTGGAAGATGCCACTGCCGCTGATCGTGATGGTATAGGTGCCACCAGCGCCCGTGATGGTGCCGCCGCCCGTCAGATCGCTGTAGCAGAGCAGCAAGTCCCCCGAAGCGATCGAGCCGCCCGCACGGCGGCAGATGACGGCATAGCGGAACGGTCCTGCCGAGAAGCTGGACCAGGACGGTGACGTCGCGGTGAAGGTGACGGTGCCACCGGATGCCGTCACGGTCTCGGACGCAAGGGCCACGCCACCGACTGTGTAGCCGGAGGCGGTCGCCAGTTCATTAGCCGAGACGTCTGAATACAGATGATCGGCGTTGGGCACAAGCGTGTAGCCGCTGCCAACAAGCAGCATGACGAACGTGTCACTCGACAGGTTCATGGAGCCGTTCATGATCGATTGAACGGCCTTCGTATACATCGTGAAAGCGCCTGCGGACATGGTGAGACTCCTTTATGACCAAGTCGTGTTGAGACTGAGCACGGCGCCTGTCGGGGAGCCGCTAGCGGAAGAGATGACGCCGACAATGGTGTCGCCAGCGTTGAAGGTGTTGGCACCTGTGGCTGCCATATTGGTCGGCGTCGATGTCACGGCGACCGCCGAGATGCCAGTGACGCCTGTCCCGTTGATCTCAACGTCGACCGTGAACGATCCGGTTCCCGTCAAAGCGTCGATCGACTCAATCGTCCCGGCATACGGCGCCCTGTAGGCGAACCAGAAGGTTCCGTTCTGCACGATGGTGCCAAAGACGAACTGCGCCAGCAGGACGCCCATGTTCCTGGGCTTTGCCCCTGACAGGACGTTCGTGCCATCACAGTAGACTTCCATCGCCTCGCCTTGGGGGATCGCCACGCCGGTCCCTGAGGCCGTCCCGAAGGTCACCGTGAAGGCACCTGTCGTGTTGTTTGCTACGGTCCACTTCTTGCTCGTGGCGGGAACGAAGACCGAGATGTTTGCGGTGATCGCACCCGTCAGGTTGATGATCGGACGTGCAGCCTGGACGGCGGTCAGCGTCACGCTGCTGCCACCTGCCACGCTGACCGAAAGGTATCCGCCCGTCAGGCCCTGGACGAAGTTGTCCGTCGCTACCGCCGCCGAACTGTCGTTGAGAGCCTGCGTCGTCGCCGTCGCCATCGGGTTGGTCTGGCGCACGTTGGTGCCGTCACAGTAGACACCCATGGTGCTCGACTGTGGGATCGAGACGCCCGTCCCCGACGTTGTCTTGAACGTCACCGTGTAGGCACCTGTCGTGTTGTTGACCACCACCCAGGTCTTGGTCGTGGTGGGCACCGTAACCGAGATGTTCGCCGTCAAGGCGCCCGTCAGGACGATGATTGCATTCGCGGCTTGGACAGCGGTCAGCGCGACTGTGCTGCCGCCGGCTACCGAGACCGACGTCAGGCCACCCACGAGCCCCCAGACGAACTGGTCAGTCGCGATCAGATTCGATGCGTCACTCAGCGCCTGGGTTGTCGCGGTTGTCGCTGTGGCGGAAACCGTGATCGTGTAGCAATTCGTGCCGTCGCAGTAGACCAAGGCCATCGTGCCTACCGCAACGGACACATTCGCACCGGTCGCACCTCCGACCGTGATCGTTCCACCGCTGCTGTTCAGGTTGTTCACGCAGAACAATCGCTGCGTCAGTGGAACCGTCAGAGTCACTGCCGATGACGCCCCAGAACACTCGAAACAGACGCCGCTCGCATACTGCGTGGGCGTCAGCGTCACGCTTCCTGCACTCATGGATATGGCAGTGAACGCGTTGCCAGCCGACTCCAACGCCAGAACGGCGTCGTTGATCGTCACCTCCTTCTGGTTCTGGGTGGCGGCGACCTGCTGTATACCGAGGAGAGGTGTGGTCGACATGCTTACCTGCTATCACCCGTTCTGACGAGATGTAAAGGAAACTGACGCTGTGGCTCAAGCTAAGCGGGCAGCAAATCTGCCGCCCCCGGCCATCCGTGTCCGATGGCTGCGGAGTTCTGGAATACGACGACGTGAAGGGTTCCGCTGGAGGGTGTGAAGCTGTCCGCCGTCATCTCTGCCGCCGTGTAGGTGAAGGTTGGGCTGGTCAGCCCTGAGAAGACGCGCACGAAACTTCCGGGCGTCTTCCAGTTTGCGGTCTGCGCGTTGTAAGGCGCCGAGAGGACATAGGCGTCGTAGTTCTCTGTCTCCTCGCCAAGCGGCACCGTCCCTATGTCCTCCATCAGCCCTCCACCCAGCCGCGTCTGACGGCTCCAGGACACAACAAGGTCAGAGCCGCTTGGCGCACGGGAAAAGTTGACCGGCATGTAGGGCATCAGATCGGCACCCGTGAAGGTGAACGAGATTGGTGCGACAGAGTCGGGATAGGCCCCGGTCGGCACTAGCTTGAACAGCTTCGCACTATTCAGCGATGTCAATGGTATAGCGTTGATGTAGACGTTCTTGTCGAGAACTATCATCGCCTCACCGACGACGTGTGTGCCACACGCCCATTCCGTCCCGCGCCGACCACGTAGCAGCCCGAATAACGTGCGGCTGCCGTCGCTGTTCACCACGACGTTCTCGTATTGGATGATCTCGTTGCCTACCAAGAGAGGGTTGGCGCCGTTCATAAGGTTCAGATACGAGGTGGATTCCAGCGGATCATCCGCCTGCGATGCCATCGTCACGGTCAAGGTGCTAACGTTGTCAGTCGAATAGGGGTCGTTGGTGTTGGGCAGTGCTGTGATGCATGTGCCCCAAGTCACCGTCTTCTGTAGCGAGTCGAAGGCATTGTAGTTCTGCCCATCGGACGACATGAGGAGGTTCCCACCACCAAAGCCGGCGGAATTGTAGGAGCCGACAGCGTAATAGATCGTGGACGCTTTGCCTCCCTGGTCATCCTTGTCCTGGAGCAATGGCAGGTTGAACAGGAACAGCCTCCCGTAACCACTTGGCTTCGGAGCTTGGACAGACCCGGCGGTCGTGGTCGGCGGCAGGAACGGAGCGAAGGATGACCCAGCAGCCGTCGACTGGCTTGGGCCGGTATGCGGATAGCTTCCTGCCGTCAGGCCAGCAGTCGTCGTGGAGGCCGGCGCAGCATAAGTTGACGCTGGTGTATTCGCTGCCACCACTGCGAGCGCCGCCGTTATAGCCGGCGAGGCTGTCGCGACTTGTGAGGGACTTGGGCCCAAGCTGACATAGCCGCCATCGTTTGGCGGAAGCGGCGTGCTCTCCGAGTAGACGTAGAAATTGTTGGCGTCCATCTCAAGTTCCATCGTGTAGTCGGCGCCGATGTTGATGGTCGTGATCACTACCGATCGATAATCGCCATTGTCGAAGAACACCCCGATATTGTCGGTGGGATCGAGATAGAGGTATTTCCACCCGAACTTGACAGCGTAACTCGAACTGCGCGCCCAAAGGGTATAGAGCCACGTCTGAGCGATGACTGTGGCATCGCTCAGCGAGAAGCCCATCGGCAGATCGATGATCTGCTTCTGCTTCGTTTTGACGGTCGGGACAGGCGCGTTGATCCGCTTGGCGGTCGCGATGTTCGGAAGGTAGTAGTTGTCGCTGTCGGTGAACTTCACCTGGAATGTCGTGGGAATGTCCTGTTGACTTGCGCGTGTCTGCTCCCAGTAGTTGCCCTCGCCCTTCTTGGTGCCGGGAGACATATCTCCCTGCGAGATGTTGACGACATCGGCTTGGCTTCTTGGGATGAACTTCAGCTTGTAGTCGGACTCGACACAGTCGAACGGGAACGCCTGCGTAAGCTGTTTGATAGCGTCGCGCCCGTTGACGTTCCTGGTGATGATGAAACCGTTGACTGTCCAGCCTAGCTGCGACACGTCAATCTGCTCCGTCGTGAGTGTGCAGCGTTCGCAGATGTCGGTGATGATCTGTGCCAAGGAGATGGGACCGAAGACCTTACCTCCGAGGAAAAGGGTCCACATATAGCCTACGTCAGAACTGCTGGAGCCGCCTGTCTGAAAATACACCGACTGGGTGTGACTATTGTAGAACTGCCAGACAGGCGAAAGACCATCCAAAGACGTATAGTTCTGAACCGAGTAACTACCATCGGACGTGTTGATGATGTTGGCGGAAGCACTGCCACCTTGGATGCTTATGTAGCCAAGCTGCCCTTGCGAGATGTCGCAATAAGGACTCAGCGCCTGAGCTAGGACACCGTTGTCGGAGGCGTTGTAGATGATGGTGTTGGGCACCTTCCAGAGAACGCCGCTGGACGGAGACCACTTCATCACAACGCCTGACGAGGACCCGTTACTCGCGTAGAGGATGAGGTTTCCATCGGTCGGATCGAAGAGGATACCGCCGAAGATGAAGTATCCCATACCCGAATCGAAATCGGACGTAGAAAGAGTTCCGATCAGACTGCCATACAGGCCGTAACTGGAGCCGCTGGGATCGGCGTGTGCGCCAGCGTAGACCTTATACTGATAGACCGTCATCGTCGACGATCCCTCGGTATAGTTCAGCAGATAACAGTCAGTCTCACCATAGTTTTGCGCCCCTACGCATCCCATGGTCGACGTTGAATCGCCAAGATTCGAAATGGTCGAAGAGTCACGAGGTAGAGCGATCGAGCCGTCACCTGGGATCAACACGACGCCGAGTTTGTTGATGGACAGGACGTATTCGTAATTCCCCCCAGCACCATGGCAGGGAACCCCCAGAAGCATATTAGGAAAGTCACCGCCTTCCGGTTCCGATTCGACTACTGCGCTTCCAGTAACGGTCAATGAGTCCGGATTGATGCGGAATAGTATGACACCTGGGCTCACGCCTCCGGAAGCGCCCGCCAAGACATACAAGTTCCCACCAGGGATGCAGGTGACCCAGAAATCTAGGAAAGGAATGTCATAGTCACTGAACACGGGCAGCGTGGTCAGATTGGTCTGAGACAGTTCCGTGCCTGAAGAGATCGAGTAGACATGCAAAACATAGTCGTTGTTGCCATCTACACCTTCAAGGCCAGCGTCGTAAGCAGAACCAAGCATGTAGGTCTGCCCGCGCACAAGATCGACTGCGTAATTGTTAAAGCCATGGCTGTCATCTATTGCTACTGC